ACTCTTGACCAATAACCCTGCTTCGTTCTTGTGTTTGGCACTGAATGGTGACATGCCTCGCACTGAATTATCCATTTCGAAATATACATAAAACAGGAATTTGGTTTTTGGGCTTAATCGTAGATTGTTGTCAATAAACAATCTAGTAGCGTGGCGATAATTACTCATTTGACCTTTGGGTTTGGTCACACCCTCAATCAAGCCGGAACCGAATTCTGATAGATATCTTGTGAATTTATTTGCCATACAAATATTTATGCCACAAAAAAAGCCCGATTTTTAGTCGGGCTTTTTGAGCTAATATTACTATTAACCTTGTGCTGTAGAAGCGCCTGTAGTAGCTGCACCAATAGTTCTTCCTACTGCTGCGCCAATACCACCTATTGGGCTTACTGCTGCCGCACCAGCTGCAAACTGTGATAGATTATCGTAAACAATCGACAATGCTACAGTCATATGCTCATTGGTGCTGTAGTTTGCATCACCGTAGTCTGCATTTTGAATGAAACATCCATATAGTTCAAATGTTTCTAAAGTGCTCGGCACTAACAATCCGTTGCCCCCGTCAAGAACTTCTATGCGTGTGGTAAATTTGTAGTCAATACCTGAACGTGCTGAAGCCTGTTCCATGAAGTCAAACTGTTTCTGGATCTGCTGTCCTACCATTTTCTGAACTTGACCACTAGCATCATCACGCAATGTTAATGTAATTGGTTCTAATGTGTGTCTGCCAGCCAATTTAACTTTGGAGTTATAGACATCCAGCGTCATTTCTTCAAACGCCACTTTGGGTCTAGTAACATCTTGCACCTGTTTGGTAAGTTCAGTGGCTGCGGTAACTCCAAATCCCAACAGTGTAACTCTGAAGCGATATTTTAATTTTGGCATCAACAGCACTTGAGTGCTGCCAGCTGCGTTGGTAGTTGGAATACCAATGTTATTAAGCGATGTAATTGCCATTTTTAAATTTCTCCTGTGTTCTTGATACGCAATGGAATGTAAATGAACTCAATGGCTTTCACTGGCTCTATGGCGATATCAACATAAAGTTCGTTGCGATCGATACGAGACGGAGTATTATTGCTTTCATCACACACAACCGCAAAGTCGTAGATTGCTCTCAAGCCTACCAATTCCAACAATAGGCTTTCTGCCGCTTGTTTGATTTCATCTCTGGTAATCTTGTCGTTGGGTTCGAACAAATATGGACGAGCCAACTTGTTCAACTGGCTACGTAGATATACTACCAATCGTGCTACGTTGATACGATCTAGTGCTGATGCATTTCTTGCACGAGTCTTTTGACCGTAAGCCACAAGTCCTACTCCGTTGAAGAATGGAATTGGATTGACCTTTAATTCATATAGTGTATCACGTTGGCCTTCGTTGAGTGCTACAGTTTGGAACTCACCTGTGGCAGCATCAATATAACCCACTGCTGTGGCATTTGTAATACCGCCACGACGTGTTCCTGCTGGTGCAAACCATGGGAAGCTGACATTATCGCTGAGTGCGATAGTCTTCAGCATCATGTGACTTGCTGGAACCACTGCATTAGAACCACTTAGGTCAGTGGTAAATCCATTTGGATAGTATGTAGCCAAGTATTCATCATAGGTTACAATGCCGTCATCGCCGTTGTCTGTGACTAATTCTGCATTAGTTCCCCAGTTGTTCAATGATGTAGCATCTGCAGGCAATCTCAATGGAGTATCACCTATGACAAATGCTGTGATACCTCTGTCAATGTTAAGATTAACTAGATTGCTCATTGTTTCTGGATATCCTGGGCAAGCTATGATGTTGAAGTTTCTGCGTTCTTCATCACGGATCTCTTGACTTGTGTCAATCACCGACTTCAAGGCCTGTGTAACTACCTTGCGTTGTGCTTTGCGACCAAAACTGCCTGATCCGTCTTCGTTGTTGCCTGACGCTGTAACCCAACGATCTGGATAGTAGCTTTCCATAGTTTGGCCTGAACCGCTAACAAATGGGTCACCGTTATTAGTACCGCCAGATTGGCTTGTGCGTGGATTATCTGTAGCAGTATCAATATAGTTGTTGCGATATTGCTTAACGTTGCCGCCGCTACGTCTTAGATTCCACAGCAACATACCTTTTGGATATAGTGCTGGATCTGGAGCATCTGGGTCTAGGAAGTTGTTGGTAATCAAGTCGGCAATGTCATCACTAGGTGCTGTAGTAGCTGTACCACCACTTGTACCTTGACGAGCATCTGCAAACAGCACACCTTCTTCTGTGGTTTGATCTGTCTTATCAACCAATTCCCAACGCAGTGTAACATCACCGATGTCGGTCAAATTGCTGTTGTATCTATAAATTGTTGGGAAGTTTTCTAGATCAGCTGTGCTGATCCACAAATCACCTGTGACAGTAACGCCTGACACATATGGATTGCTGGCAGCTACTATTGGTAAGTAACCGGTTCTCTTTGTCAACGCTGTGTCGTCAGTTTGATTAAAATATGGTGCTGTGCTGTGTCTATATCCCACCCATGTGTTGCCATTATGAACCATAATGTCAACATCAGCAAAGTTAGGATTGTACCATAGTTGTTGATCTGCTGCTTCATTCAATGGAGCATCTGGACTGGCTGAGAATCTTGGATCTTGTGCGGCTAACGGCTGATAACCTGAAGCTAGATAGTCTTGTGCAGCACCTGCAGCAAGATCTTCTGCGCCTGCAGCACCACTACCCAATGAAATATTGTAGAAGTTTTCTGTGCCAGCTCTGGTCTTGATGTTGTATGGAGTGAATAGAGTCGACAATGGATTACCTGTGCTGTCTGTGAGTCTAAAATCGCCACCGTCATTGTGAGTAATTACCAATCTGCTCTGTGTTAGGGTAATCTGCACCACAGAGGCTTCGATGTTTGTGAAGCCGGCTGCGTTGATAGCAGCAGCAAACTTGTCTGCATCGCTGTTGTCGCCTGTAGGCGCATTTCCCGCGGCTGTTGACAAAGTAATGGTTTTGGCAGCATCTAGAGCCAACTGTCCTACTATGCTTTCAGCCAAGGTAAATGTTCTAGTAGAAGCAGCGGTAAAGGTTCCACTTTTGATAATGTTGGATGTAATGCTGGTGCCCTGACCTATACCTATATGTCTATACCACATACGGAATTCAGCTGTGTCTGGAGTTGCGTCAAATCCACTGTGTTCTTGTGCATTGCTCTGTACAAACACTGTATCTGCTGAGATGTTAGCACCACCTCCACTGCGATCTAGATAGTAAAGTGCAGCATTGGTAGATGCATATATAGGAGCTTCTGATGCTACCCACGATAATGTAGCTGAACTCCACTGCTTGGCTCTCCATCTAGCGCCGTTGTTTGGCTCTGTGGTTTTAATCCATACAGACCCTGTAGCATATCCCTGCAATGAGGTTGGGTTATCACTGCGCTTGTAAGTCGGCACATCTGTGTGCGGTGATTGTTGCAGTTTAGGGCTGAGGTATAATCCGGTGTCAATGCCAATGGTGCTCCAGCTTGCTGTGCCATTTTCTAACTTTATCTGTCCATCAGCAGACAATGCACTGTCTCCAACTTCAACATTAGTGTTTTCTCCTAATGATCTACCATCGGAATAGATGTATAACTTATTACCCAACATCTTTGCTGTTACACCCACGATACCGGGTGAATTGATGTTGTTTGCGATTTGTGTTAAAGTTCCTGCAGTAATTTGTTGGGCGTTAACGAATAAAGTGCCCGACAGTGTTCCCGAGTATGTGTTACTTACTGCTACTGGCCAGCTGGCTTTCCACGCATTGGAACCTATCAATACCCATTCGCCTGCATCAACTGGTGTGCCGCCGGCACTTACCCCGCCATTGCCTGGAGACTTGTAATATATTCTTGCCAAGTCATTTGCAGTTGTATATGCAGCAGCTTCACCTACAGTTTGAAATACTACTGCATAATCTCCGATCTGTCCTACAGATGTTTTAGGAGCATTGTTTTCAATTTTAGAAGGACTGTCTGCATCTGTTAGCACTAACGGTACTTTGTTAGTAAATTTCTGTCCGCCGGCTGTTGATGCTGCGGCACTGTTCCACTCTTGGATACCCCAAGTTGTGGCCTGTGTGTCCATCCACCATTTGCCGTTTACAGGGTTCGCTCCCGGGGCATCTACTTCTGCTGCGAGTTGGTCTAGATCTACATCAGCTCGAACAATAAATGCCGCGTTGCTTACACCTAGCAAACTATAGGCTGCTAATAGTCCATATTCGTTGCGCTCTGAACCATGGATAGGAGTTGAACTCGCTGTCTGTTCAAAGAACGGAATCCCAAAAAGATCTGTGAGATCTCTCTGACTCGTAATTTTAAATGCCTTGCCAGCATTTGCTTTGGTTGTTGCTGAAGCTGTGTTTGTTCCAGCTCCGTTTGTTTTATCTTGGGCTGTAGCTACGACGATAAGAGGAACCGTACCAGGTTCTGCTGGTGTATAAAAACTCTCGTCGATTACCGTAACTTGTACGCCTGGTGATGTTAGTGCCATATCGCCTATTCTCCTGGTAATAGTTGCTCATAATATTTAGCATACTATTCCAAAAACAGCAAGTTAGGCACCGAACAAAAGGGGTCTAAAAGGGTAAATATCAAATGCGACCACTATGCAAGGCCTGCGCACAGCGACCTAGAGCCATTAATTACTACAAAGACACTCGTGCCTATTACAGAACACTGTGTGAAATCTGTCTAGCACACGGTGCAAGTGCTCATGTTCCACGTTGGCAACGAGCAGGATACAAACCCAAACCCGTGTGTGAAAAATGCGGGTTTCGATCTCAACACGCCGAAGTATTTCGAGTGTTTCATGTAGATGAAAATCTCAACAACTGCAGACCCTCAAATCTCAAAACCGTGTGCTTGAACTGCGCTGCTATCTTAGGCAAAGAGGGTATAACTTGGAGGCAAGGCGATCTTATTGCTGACTACTAGGTTTGCACTCTGCTCGTAAAGTTCATCGATGCTGCCATTGTTGTCGATGATCTTGTCAAAATCACTGCCCAGCCATGCCCATTCCGATGCATGTATTTTACGCATCTTCATGGCGTTTAGCCCTACATTATTGCCTTGATTGGCGCTGATAGCATCCTCATACCAGTCAGGCAACTCACCACGCTGCACCCAAACAATTTGGCCGCCTGCATCTTTAATTGATTTAATTTCATTGGGGAAACGGCAGTCTGAAATTACAATATGATCTTTGCTGAGACGCAGTTTGTTTTCTAATGAAGCAATCCATATGTCGTCGTGGAACGACCTACGACAGACTTCTGTTCCCCAGTATTGTAGAACCCATCTAGGAGTTAATGTGGGCATGTCTAAACGTGCTGCCCACCAAGGATCTACTTGTTCACGCCATTCTCGAGCCTGTGCTGTGCGCCCTTCCAGCATGGTTCGATCCCAGCCAAACACGCTGGCCACGGCATCTTTGAGTGTTGAAGCAAAACTTTCTCTGCGAAATTCGTGAAAATTAACTAGATAGTCGGCTACAGTGTCTTTGCCCGAGCCTATGAAACCGCATACACCTATAATCATAAATTGTCCCCTTTAGAACAATTATAATATAGATTAGTTATAAGGTCAACCAGTTATCCAGGTATATCCGCTGCCGCCGGGAACCAATTTCATCAGATCGTCGGTGAGTTTTTCCATCTCAGTTTGACCTTCTGTGATCAGTGCTGTACCATTGAGTTGAGTACCACCCTGCGGACCTGCGATCTGTCCAAACTTGCTTCGAGCCTGTCCTAGCATCATTTTGCAGTTGGCTAACGCATAGTCTTTGATCCACTGTCCGGAATACACATCATCAATAATCACAAAGTCAGGTCGGCTATTGTATACCTGCAACATCACAGATTCTTCGCCGCGAGGACGTTGATGTATGATCAGCTTGTGACTCTGTGGATGCCATGTGTAGTTAATAAATGAACCAAACATCTTGCCTACCAATTCTTGATACTGTGCAAACAGTTCATAGGTTAGCAAGCCGCCCATATTCGTTGAACTCAACAAATAGGTATTGGCATAGGCCAAGTTAAATGGCTCAAACACCGTTCCACCCGTTCCATTACCCGTTCTTGATCCCACCGATCTGCGGAATATCTGTCGAACCTGCTGTATTTCTTTGGGCAGGATATATTCGTTGGTGCTTTCTGTGAGGGTTAAAAACGCATAACTTTCTTCCACAGCGTTGTCGCTACGCTGACGGAAAACTGCTAGAGCACGATTAAGTGCTGTGTCGTAGTGGATGGGATCTAGTTCTACATCTACCATACCATCGCCTAGCATGGTTTTGCAGTAGTTGTATACGGAATTTTTGGCTTGATCTGATGTGCTCATACGAGTATTTATCGTAGCGGTAAATATATGACTATGCCAAGACTCAGTTTATACCGGCCCGAAAAGGGCAACGATTTCCGCTTTATTGATAAAACCGCCTGGGAAATGTTCCAAGTTGGCGGCACAGATGTGCTGGTGCACAGATATATAGGTCCTGGCACGGCCATACAAGGCGATAGTCCTAGCACTCCTACCTACGCCACTGATAACGTAGCAAACATACAGGATCTGTTATTTTTAGAAAATCGAGATCGCAAATATGATCCTGATGTTTATGTCATGCGCGGTGTATACAATATATCTGATATCGATTTTAATCTCAGCCAGTTTGGCCTGTTCCTACAGAATGACACTATTTTTATCACATTCCATATCACCGATACTGTAGAAAAACTAGGTCGTAAAATTATAGCAGGGGATGTGATAGAACTGCCGCATCTCAAAGACGAATACGCTTTGAATGATTTAACTTTTGCCTTGAAACGTTTCTTTGTGATTGAAGAAGTTAGTAGAGCAGCGGAAGGATTTTCAGCCACATGGTATCCACATTTATATCGTGCCAAGTGCAAACCATTAGTAGACAGTCAAGAATTCAAACAGATTCTAGACGACATTGCAGACCGAGAATTCTTCAAAGGCACTTATAATTCAACCATAACTTACTATCCCGGCGATGTTGTATTAGCCGACAATGGCAAAAAATATCAAGTCATACAAGAAGTCACTGGTGTGGCTCCGCCTAATAATACCTATTATGCATTGGCAGATACATTGCGAGATGTGATCAGTACCTATGAAAAAGAAATGCAGATCACTGCCGCGGTGTTAGATCAAGCAGAAGCAGACGCACCACGCAGCGGTTACGATACCAGCAAGTATTATACTCTACAGAGAACCAACGACGGTACCGCAGAATTAGCCAGTGTAGATGCATCGTTGGTGACTGTTGACGCAGCTACACAAGCCACTGATGAAAATGGAGTTCCCCAATTTGACTCAGATGGTAATCCAATATTTGTTGGTCAGACTGCTAGCTCGGTGATATTACCGGCGGATGGTGATGGCTATGAAGGTTATCTAACCAAAGACGGTTTACCTCCTAACGGTGCTCCATTTACCGCAGGCATTTCTTTTCCAAACAATCCTGTTAATGGACAATTTGCACTGCGAACAGATTATCTTCCTAACAGACTGTTTAGATTTGACGGAGTAAGATGGCGCAAGTTTGAAGACAATGTGCGCACGACTATGAGCAATCTTGGAGCCAGTGATGTAGCAGCCGGCGAACCTTTTGCAGACAAAGATGTGCGTCAGACACAAAAATCTACATTCATAAACAATCCCACTGTGAACACCATAGACGGTCACACAGTTAAAGAAAAGCAGAGTCTCAGCAAGGCTCTAAGACCTGAGGCAGACCTATAATGGATTTTCACTACGACGGACAGATACGACGGTATGTCACGCAGTTCATGCGTGTGTTCATTGGATTTAAATATCAAGCAGGCGATGGCGAACAACGACAGATTCCTGTAATGTATGGCGATTTGACCAGACAGGTAGCCAGCATTATCAAAGATAATTCTGAAAACAAAATGCCTACGGTGCCGAGAATAGCTTGTTATATCACAGGCATTGAGATGGATACTAACAGGCTCAGTGATCCCACATTCGTGTCTAAGATACATGTGAGAGAACGCAGATTCACAGACGCCAGTGGCACAAGAGAATATTCGGGCGCACAGGGCGGCAATTACACTGTTGAAAGGCTCATGCCTACTCCATTCAAACTGACCATGAAAGCTGATATATGGACATCCAACACCGATCAAAAATTACAGTTGTTGGAACAGATATTAGTGCTGTTTAATCCCAGTTTAGAACTACAGACCACTGACAATTATATAGACTGGACCAGTCTCAGCGCCATGTATCTAACCGGCACTAATTTTTCCAGTAGGACAATACCTCAAGGCGCAGAATCAGATATAGACATCTGCAGTCTTGATTTTGAAATGCCTGTGTATATATCACCACCGGCCAAGGTCAAAAAACTAGGCATAGTTCAAAGCATAATAGCCAATGTGTTCACAGAACAGGGCGATGTGATGGATCTTTCAGATCTAATATACAACACTTCTCAATCCAGTATGACCCTAGTTACTAAAACTTATGGTAATTATCGAGTGTTACTGTTCAAATCTAACACAGGAACAGTCAATGATAATCAATATGATCTCACACTCGTGAATCCATTAGATGCTGTGCAGTCATTGGGGCTGAGTCAGAAAGAATTTAAAAATGGCGAACCGGTAGAGTGGTCAAAGATTCTAGAGATACAAGGCGGCTATGTGCCGGGCAGTGAGATATGGTTCAAAAAAGCCAGTGGCTATGAGATTGTGGGCACGTTTGTGATCAATCCTCTAGACCAGACTGTTCTCACGGTGACTTTAGATGCAGACACATATCCTGCCAATGACGACATTGCCAGTAGTATCCCCGGCATAGCTGCTAGAGGCACGGTAGATGCTATCATAGATCCTTACAAGTATAATCCGTTAGAAGTCTATGGATCATACTCGCAGATACCAGTAGGTTTAAGATTCTTGATGTTAGACGATGTCAACAACAGTGAGAATCGTGGAGGTTACATTAACCTTCCTTCTAATCCTGCAGACAGCACAAACATACCATATAGAGGTCCGCAGGCCTGGCGTGATCCTAGTAATAACGATTCATCATGGGAAAATCAAGACGGCACGGATCCTGTGATCACAGCCAACTCTATTGTAGAGTGGACTGGGCAAACCTGGGCCACAATTTGGAATCCTGAAGATCATACATTGGAAGATGCAGCTATTGCAGGTGAAGATTTCTCACCCACACATATTCAAAATATCCGCACAGGCATCAAATACAAATGGGATGGCACTCAATGGCTCAAAGCATTTGAAGGTGAATATCTGCCAGGAGAGTGGAACTTCAAGACAGTGGGCGGATAAGTATCTGCATGCAACAGCGTGCCGGATTATTATTTTTAGCTAAAACCACAGGTCGCATATTTCTAATCTTAGATGATGAGCGATGGACTGTGCCTACCTTTCAACGCAATAACAGTCTTCTAGAGGATGCAGACGCATTGTTAACTCAATACGCACAGGGGCGTATAGTTCCTATCGAACTGTATCTATCTGAAGATCGCGGGTTTGAGTATGGCACCTATGTGTGCGTGGTCGATCAAGAGTTTTTGACTATGGCGTCAAAGACTGTATGCTGGGCTGATTTAGATTGCCTTCCCAAACAACTACACTCGGGATTGAGAACTACATTAAATAATCAAGTAATACGTGTGAAAATAGAAACCATATTGGAGTTAGAAAATGTCAAGTCTGTTACAAAAATCTAGTAGATTCCAGGAAGATTATGAGCGATATCGCACAGCCATCGACACAATGCCTGATGGTGCAGCTAAACAAGAATCTCAACAACTATTGAATAAACTTGTTGCAGAAATAAAAAAATTAGATAGCATGCATATGGAAATGATCTACAGTCGTCAGCTACCTACCATGGGCAGTGAAATGAAACAAGATATCACAGCTATAAGAAAAAAATTAGAAACTAGAATCAGAGACTGGTCACAGGCACAAAAAAACTAAACAAAATTTATTGAGCATTGTGCAAAATTGTTCCTTTTAGAACCCAACTTACACTTATACGTCTAGGTTTAGTTGACGCAATCGGTCTATGACTTAGATTAGAATCAAAAAATATGCCTGTGTTTTCTTTGTGGAAACATTTTTGATGTTCAAATTCAGTCCCGCCATTGCTATCATCTACATAATAAAGTAAACTATATGTTCCAGGTAATTTATAAGAGTTATCATTATGCCAGGCAGTGACCTGACCAGCAGTGTAAAAATTTATCATACAGTGATTTAAAAAATCAATTTTAAACCATTCTTTATTTTGATCTAACCATCGATCAAGAACATAGGTCAATGATTCTACTCTGTTCCAATTATTGATGTTTTGTTGTTTATTAAATGTTAACTTACCAAATGCCGCCTTTTCTAAATCGATTTCACCGGTTGCATAACTTGGAAAATTCCAATCTAACATCGGATTTAATACTTGTTCTTTAACTATAGAATGCAACCATTCGTCTGTGAATTTGTTATACTGTTTAATCATTTTTGCAATCGTTGTCGTTCTATCAACACATTCAAATTGTCTTTGGGCTCAAATTTTAATGTTGGAGCATCTAAATTTAAAAAACTGGTCTTATCTAATAGGCCTATTGTTCCATTCACCCAAGTGTTAAAAGATAAACTTATCCTATCAGTGTCAGCTATTGATCTCATTACAGAATGTTCTAAGTAGGACGGAAATATCAATAATGTTCCTTGTTTGATTTCAACTGTGGTGCTATGAGTGTTATATTGATTATATTTGATAGGAAACATCTTTAATGAGCCCCAAACACAATTTTTATCTACGTGAAATTCAATAGGTGCAGGATCCTCTGTGAAATATAGAACTCCGCTGACAATGCTATTCACATGATGATGTTGATAATGATATGCACCTGTTGTGGTACGATTCAACCAACTGATAGTAGGAAACAACTGATTAGATATAGACATTACCTCTCGAGCATATAGATTCAACTGTGTTTGCACAAAATCACATACTCTTGACATTTCAGGTAAATGTATGATATCAAATCTATCCGATCCTACACATCTTCCTGGTTCATCTTTGTATCGAGAATACAAAGATGACTGTTTTACAAATTCTAATTCTTCGTTGGTGAATCCTTGTATCTCTGCAACAAATAATGGAGTTGGAAATAACGGAATAACATCATGTGTCATAGAAACCGCCTTATCTAAATTTTAAATCAAAGCCAATTATAGTTTTGATTGTGTGTGAATTATTAGGCAACGTGTAATGTAAAATATTACTCGGTACAATAATCATTAATCCTTCACTGGCTTCAATATTCTTTATCTCTGTTTGATCAGTTATGGGATTATTTACAGGATTAATAAAATAAGTTGGACTGTGTAAGGTTTCATCGTAATCTAAATAGATGATTCCCGAATATCCCACCCCCGAGTGATTATGAGGGATATGAAATTCATCTTTTGCATAAGACACTGTCCATACGTCGCCTATATCTAATGATTCTACTTTAATTTCATTAGAAAACAGAGCCAGTTCATTCTTAAAAATTTCAACAAACTCAGACTGATAGCTGTTATTACCTCGATCGCTTGCAAACAATTGACCGGGCTTTCTTACCAATGCCGCTGCATTAATTTTTTTTGAAATTTTTTCTTTCTTTGATTCCCAATCATTGATATAATAACTATAAAATTTTGTTTCAAACAATGTACTTTGCACTATTGATTTCCCTGAAAATATGATTTGATCTTAGCGTAATTTCTTACGAAAGTATTGTTCATCAATATATAATTTATCGTTAGTTCTTCTTTGCTAATATCAGTTCTGATTTCTAATTCCAAGGAATTCTTAGGAACTGCAATTAATTGTGCAAGGGGGGTGCCAGCTTTGATCACGGTTTCCTCATTGAGGTTGTGCCAAAATACCGGAACATTTATGTTATTGATTCCGTAGTCACTTGAATAAATCCCACTTAGAGCAGTGAATCGATTTTCATCGGCGTAGAATACAGAAGTTTGTATTAAAAGATAATCACTGGGAATTTTACAGCACCAGCCAGTGATAAATTTTATCACAGATCGGCTAGAATGATTCGGCCAGTTTTGAAATGTTTTAAACAAACTGTCTTGATGTTCCTCAATCGCCGGACTGCCGTTGATTTTTTCTTGATCAATAGGAGTTCTCCACTGTATTTTATCCTGTGACGAATCTGCTTTGACGTAGATATCTTGCCATGCTCGCACTACAAACCCTTGACTCTGTAAGATGTTGATTCCGGGACAATTAGAAATGCTGTGTATGGCATGCCCGAGATTATTTTTTTGATTTTTAAATTCTCTAGCTGCTTCCTGTTTCCAATTATGCACGATTTTATCTGCAGATAAAATCGGCATTGTCTTATCGATGCCAGGTATAGTGGGATAAAATATAATCTTTTGTGCAGTCATGTCTTTGATTATAACACATCAACACAGATTTTACAAGCAATCATTAACTCAAAACAGAGTTGTTGTCAACACCCCAGACATTTTGACAAATAATTTCCATGTTAATAGAAACTCTATAATCTAAACTAAATGATTGATGAGGCTGATGGTTAAGATATCCTGGAAAAATAATCAAATCACCAACGTTGGGTCTTATATTATAGATTTCATGAAAGTTATTATCATAAAAACTTAGAGACCCTTGATGTCTATCTGCAGTCTCGGGTATATTCAAATAGTAAACAGCATTAATTACACAGGTATTTAGGTGATTATGGATGCCACCTTTGTAAAAAAATTTGTTCGTTACATAACCCCAACAGCTGGCAAGATTTCTTTGATCTAATTCTAGTGGACCAAAATGCTGGTTGGCAATATGAAAAAAATCTTTGTATAAGGTGTGAAACACTCCCGAAGAATCGTTGATTTGAAAATTATTTCCGGTGTTGTAGTCTGCCTTGTGATGTGCGGCTAACACCTGTGTCTTCATCCAATCAATTGGATAAGATTTTAACCCTTGGTGTAAAAATATTGGTAGAGTTGAGTCTACTCGATTCATGCGAACAGATTATATAACTTATTCGTTGTCGGGTGGGGCAGGATCGTAGTATTTCAGCAGGTCTTCGAATGATTTTTTATGAGCAGATGCTCTTCTTGATAATTCAATAAACCACTCTGCTAAATGCGGCAACTTGTCTTCTCGAGCATCATCTGCATATTTTGTATACAGCTCAACCGATGCTTGCATTTCAGAAGCAATTGCAGTTTCCAATACCTGGGTAATATGCATTGATGGCTTTCCAGTATCTGGATCACCTAATCCACCTAAAATAGCTTCTTTTAAATGGCCTTGAGCAAACATATGTTTTTCTTCGGCAATCTGTTTAAAATAAGCTGTAGCATTTGCATCTTCATATTTTTCAGCCACAGTAGCAAAATAGTGATATCTATCATTAGATCGTGCCTCGGCAGCAAACGCCAGTTTAAGATTGGCTGCAGTCTTGCTATTCAATGCCACTGGAATAGCCAACGGTGTATTTGGATCAAGATCAGGGGGCGGAATTAATGGTTCTTGATATCCCTCTGGGACTGGTAATTCTGTGTTCATGTAAATGATCTCCGGAATGAGTAAAATTATATAGTGTATTTATGCTATGCGTTGATCACAAGAGTGTTATTATTGAAATTACCTTTGATGAAAGTATTAAAAGAAATACTCAATCGTTCGTTGTTTGTGGTATTTACAGGCACACTGTGAAAGAGAGTGGAAGGAAAAAGTATTAACATTGCATCTTCAACAGGAATCTGCCATTCTATGCTGTTAAATGGTGTACGTTCGCTGCACTCAAACTCCATAAAAAACGGTGATGTTAGCCTGTTGAAACAGATAGAATTTTCACTGTCTGCAACATTCACATAGTATACTCCTGAAATCACGCTATTTCTGTGATTGTGCAGATCGTGTGGTTGTCCTTTTTTATTTTGATTTTTCCAGGAATTTGTCATATAAAATTGGCAGTTTGTTTTAATCACTTCTCGAGCATAATTATGTACATGCTCCATGAATATGTTTTTCAAATCTGAGAATACATCGCTATCAAGCAGGGTTGAATTAACAGATGTCTGATTGCCTTGTCTACTTATAGAGGTTACGGTATTAGTGTCATATGCAATTCGTTCAGCCGCTGATAACTTTCTAAGATTGATTCTATAGATAGCTGCAGGAAAAATTGGAATAATTTGTGGATTCATGATCTCATATACTTTGCAAACGAGTATTTAATTCAATAATTTCAGATTCAAAAATAAATTAGCTATTATCAACTATTTGATTTATAATGTCAGAATTGAAAGAAAATTAAATACTGGCAAAGTTTTTAATCTGAATAGTTCCAATCATAGCAGCATGAACACTACACTGATATCTGTAGCTACCAGTAATTGAATCTGGAATCTTCCAATATAGTGTGCCCGATGTTTGACCTTGAGCCGACGCTCCTGTAGTTACGGTGCCCCCTGTGGTCACGTGTACCAATCCTGTGTTATAATTTGCGCCAGCGCCGTCTTGTATCAAGAATGGATGTCCAGTCACATTGAGATTGAAAGCTATGGTGGTGCCATTGATGGCATAGACTGTAGGATCGTCAGTGGTGCCATATTGGTCAAATCTGTAAGCACTAGCTCCGTTGTTTGTGACATTAAGTCTTGTTATTGCCTGTAGATAAAATTGGTCTATGGTGAGATCTGCACGATCACTTAGTCCGGTGAATGATGTGGCGCCTGCGCTGACTGTGCTGGTAATTGTCACTGTGTCTGTGCCGGCATCCGTGGTTATTGAGATCCCTGTGCCTGCAGCTATAGTAAGAGTGTCAGTGGCCGAATCTGCTACCACAGAACTCTGCCCAGCTACTGCTATTGTTTCAAAAGTGTTTTGGCCAGTACCTGAGTTGGTAATGGTCACAGTGTCTGTACCTGCATCTGTGGTAATAGTAATGCCTGTACCTGCCACCAGTGTTAGTGTGTCTGTGGCTGAATCTGCTACAACATTCGATTGGCCTGCCACAGATATAGTGGCAAAACTGTCAGATGCTAATCCTCCGCCCGAAACAGTAGCCCATGTATTGTCGCCTCTAAGGTAGGTGCTGGCACTAGGTGTTCCTGACGACCCGAGTCTTCCGATGGGTACTGTGCCGCTGGTGAGTTGTGTAGCATTTAATGCTGTGAGATTAGCCCCGCTGGCCGCTGGTAATGTTGCAGGAAGTGCTGTGAGATTTGCGCCACTCACTGCAGGCAACGTAGCCGGAAATCTGGCGTCCGGTATGGTGCCTGAAGTCAACTGCGTAGCATTTAACGAAGTAAGTGCTGAACCTCCACCACTGAAGTTAGTGGCCGTAAGTAGTCCAGCATCTGATATGGTTGCAGAGCTGGTTTGTATGATAGTACCGGTAGTACCGTCATAGCGTACAATAGCATTATCGACATATCCGCCACCACTGCTAAGAACATCTCCTGTACCTGCTCCCGAAGCTCCTGCTGGCCCTTGCGGTCCTACTGGCCCAGGTACACCTACAGCAGAAGTATTCTGTCTTGTGCCGTCTGCAAATACGATTTCATTGCCTACTACCACATCTGATTCAAAATTTACAGCAGGAGTTACAGTGATAGCTGTGCTGTCTGTGCTGTCTATGGTGTTAGCAACAAATGTTATGTTGCCTGTGCTGGCTGTGCTGGTAATTGTAATGGCATCTGTGCCAGCATTAGTTGTGAGGGTTATACCTGCGCCTGCCACTAGTGTCAGCGTATCTGTGGGGGTGCCCGCAGCCACTGAGCTTTGCCCTGCTACTGCTATTGTGGCAAAACTATTAGACTCTAAGTCTGTATCATTAATCCAATTTGTGCCGTTATACTTCAACACCTGGTTAATTGTTGGAGTTGTTAACACAACATCACTCAAGTCATTTAGTGCGCCTCCGCTACCGGTTCCTGATCCAGGATCTGCTACTGCTATTGACTGACCCATGGCCAAGTGATTCCAACACCAATAGTAGAGCAAAGCTGGCGTAGAATTAGTGACTGTGATACGCACCTGCCGTGCAGTGGCTGTGGCAAACATATTACTGTTATACACTGCCTGTGTAACATTAACATTATCTAGGTAATATTGCACATCTACAAGATAACTTGTGCCGCCGCCATTGTTTCCACTGAGATTATCTGCGGAAAAATTCAAAGGATGCTGATTTACTGTAGTTCCATTGACGTTAGGAAAGTAGACGTTGGTAGGATCGTCCTGAACAAACACATAGGTATAGCCCACTACAAAATTCAGTATAGGACGATAAACACCGTTAAGATTGTATTTGTTGCCTGTATCGCCGCCTTGAGGACCTGTGATTGTTACCTGATATGTGACTGTAGCCAGTTTAGAAACCACAGACTTAGATCTAAAATCACTGGTTGACACATTGGCAAGATCTCCTCTAGCTAAATTTAATCCGCCAGTGGATGATCCGTTGTAAATTCTAAGGGTATTAGCTGTTTGATCGTAAAAAACTTCACCTCTTAGCCCTGACTTTCTGTTCAGAAATTCAGCGTCTCTTGGAATTATTCTTACTGCATCGGATACGGATATTTTGGCCATTGATATTCTTTGTTATTAGTCTATTATTTATTCTAAAAATGCAGACTGGATACCTATAAATAAACAGTGACTTTGACTATCAAAATACTACAAGATGACTGCGCTGTGAGTCCTGTTTTTCTCAAAGCCGTGGAATATCTTATAGAAAAACAAAATAATACAGATCAGTTGTCTTTAGATCTACAGTCTGTGATTAGACATCACTGGCAAACAGAATTTAAATCATCAATTTCTGAAGATTGGAGTTGCATTGAGTTTTCAAATAGTTTAGATCTGATGACTTTTTCATTGAAATTCAGTTGATTTCATCTACCCATACATTGTTGGTAGCAAGATCTATATCATATGTTGCAAGAAATTCCTGAACCCTATTCGAAGCATCTTTTCCAAAAAATGTCAACGAATGGAACTTTGTTTCCGCTAACACAGGATAATAAACCAAATAGAATTCACAATAAGGATCCCAGGCAGCGTATACACCTATTACACCTGGTTTAAAATAAATTTCTTCCCAAACTGTTATATCTGCAACACAAGGAGTAGCAGTAGTTTGCAAATTGTTAGACGAGATGTTTTGACAATAATTTTTATAAAACTTGTGACTGAATATCTCGTCGCTGGAAATAAAACGGGTGGCCATAATCAGTATTTATGAAATAATTCCGTTGCTCTCTTAAATAGCATAGCTCGTATAAAAGGACAACAATATGACCGTGGTAATAAACAATTTTTTTCCTGGGGAACTACAGCCAAGCACTGTGATAGCAGGTTGTATTGCCATTTATGAAAATGCCTGGCCGAACCCAGAGAACACTATCAAGATGGTGGAAAACGCAGCTTCTAATTCAGATTCCGGAGTGCATTGGCAACGAGCCGAAACCACTCAGGAAGGACCACATCAAACACACAGAACAAACAAAATGATGGGAGTTACTCATCTAGCAGGAATTACCAATAATGCTGTATTACAAAATGTTCATAATCAGTTCTATATGTTATTATTAGCAGCATCAATTCCCTATGCTAAAAGATTTAATATCAAGGAAGGTCTTTGGCACGAACATTATCAAATGTTAAAATACGATCAAGGCGAAGAATACAAAGGACATTATGATGGCGGAACTCCTATAGGAAGAGCAATATCTTGCTTGTGTTATTTAAATGACAATTTTGAAGGAGGTGAGTTGGAATTTCCTAATTTTCACGTAAAAATTAAACCTGAACCCGGAATGTTAATTTTGTTCCCATCCAACTATGCGTATCTACACATTGCACACCCAATAACATCTGGCACAAAATACAGCATGGTAACGTGGATCAAGGATAGAGAAATATAATATGTATTTTCCTTCTCTGTGTGTAGATAATTTTTATAACGATCCGAATGTGATCAGAGAGTTTGCGTTATCTTTAGAATTCAAAACAACTTCTAATGTGCCATGGCCTGGCAAAAGATCACCTTCCCTAGATTCTGTAAATCCTGTATTTTTTAAAAATTTCTGCGATAAGCTATTTTCCCTGACCTTTGATTTTAAAAAAACCAACAGTGTTAAATGGGCTGTGGAAACCTACTTCCAAATTGCAGAACCAGATCAATACTCATCAATCAATCAAGGATGGATTCATGCAGACTATAAGCCATATGCTGGGGTGATATATCTCACTCCCGGTATAGATACGGGCTGCGGCACTTCGTTGTTTAGACCAAAAAAACCATTTGATATACCGATCAATCTAGAAGAAAAACAAGATATGTTTTTGAACTTTGATAGAACTAAAACTGATTTCTATAATGAAAAGCTACAGGAAAACAACAGTCTATTTGAAGAAACTGTGAATTTTAAAAATATCTATAATAGAATTGTTGCCTATGACGGATTCCAGTATCATGGTGTAAATAAATTTACAGGGCATGATAACAGGCCCAGACTTACACAGGTATTTTTTATTCAAGAAGTAAGTTCTGATTATTTTCCTATTCCTGCATCGAGACAAATATTATTATGAAATTTCCGTATTTTTTTACTAGACAAGAAGAAGTGGTAGTAGACTGCTTTACTCATCTTGCACATGCCTACGACTACGCTAAAATTGACTGGGCTATGAAGTATGCTCCGGATTGGTGGAGACAGTTGCCATCAAAAGTGCCAGACTCTGATCCCCCTTTGGTAACCATAAAACATTGTAACGCAATTATAGAATACTATAAAAAAGGCATAGCTATTCCTTCATGGTTTGAAATGAATATGATGGTAAATCCCATAGGATCTGAAAAAGAGTGGGAATGGGTGAGTTCTAACGGGGACGTTTCTACTCCTACTAATCATCCAGGTGTGCAATTTCCTGGCTTTGCTGGCCAGCATGGTCATAATATAAAACTTATTTCTCCCTGGGCAATTAAAACTAAAAAAGACATGAATTTTACTTGGACTGAACCGTTATGGAATATGCAAGACACCCATGGAGTTATATCAGTATTGCCTGGCTTAGTGAACTACAAATATACCCATGCCACTGAAATTAACCTATTTGTAAAACAGACCAAAGAATTGCAAACTTGCACCATACTGCCGTTGACTCCACTGGCTATTATGCACCCTATGACTGAAAAGAAGATCAAACTTGTGCATCATTTGGTCACTCAGTCCGAATATCAACGAGTATTTGGCATTGATAAATTTGTGATGAAAAGAGATGAATATCGTGATTCTACTCAACTTTATAATAACAAAAAAAGACTGCATGAAAAAATAGAACAACAAGCACTTGGTTGTCCTTTTCATCAAGGAGCTTCAAATGGAAAATAAAGACTTTTTTGAAAAAAACAAATACTTAGTATTAAGATCCGCAATCTCCACGGAACTAAGAGATTTTGTCACTCAATATGCTCTGTTTGATGAAATGCAAGATTTCACTCCGGAAAAAGCCTTAATGGGCGACGGAGCTCAGTGTGCTGAAGCTCATTCAAAATACTGTGATCCTGCAATGGAAAGCATGTTGTTGCATCTGCAACCTGTGCTAGAACAAGCAGTGGGTTTTTCTCTGTTTCCAACTTATTGCTATTATAGAGTTTATAGAAACGGTGACACACTTACTCCCCATGTAGATAGGCCTAGTTGTGAAATTTCTGCAACTCTGTGTTTCAATTTCAATTACGATGCTGACAAAGTTTGGTCAATATATATGGATGGTAATCGAGTGGATCTACTACCCGGTGACCTAGCAATTTATCGAGGATGTGATGTGCCTCATTGGCGCGAACCTTTCGACAAAGGTCAAGATGCTTGGCAAGTGCAGGCTTTCTTTCATTATGTAGATGCTCATGGACCAAATGCAGAATGGAAATGGGACAAACGTGATTCTTTGGGCATGCTAGGCACCGTCCCTAGTCTAGAACTTCTAAAAGAATATAAAACATCTACTAAACCCGGTGATGCTGTGGCTGAGAAATCCTATATCCAATACACCAAATGATAGACGGTTGGTTCCCCACACTGATCTACAATGATACATTAAATTTTCAACATAGACAGTATCTTGTAAACAAGGCCAAGACCATATATTTTCAGACTCAAGGTCATACTGTTACCAAGTGGGCCTGTGATACCTACAATACTGTGGGATTTTATGATTATAGATCTGATCAAGACACTATAGTTATATCCTTGATTGAGCTGCTTCGAAACAAGGTACACGAATTTGGTAAAAACTACGGTATTAATCTTCCCATCGAAACTCTTTACTGCAAAGACTTTTGGTTTAATCTTGCAGAACCGGGAGCCTATCAAGAATATCATCAACACACACGATCTCATTTCAGTGTTAGTTACTATCTGTCTGTGTTAGAAAATTGTGGAAAAATTCGGTTTAGAAGCATAGAAGCCATGACTGACATGTATACTCTTCCGGTAGAAGGCAATCTTGAAAATTTTGCTAGCAGGAAAACCTGTACGTATGAACCAGTAGACGATTTGCTTTTGATATTTAGATCTAATGTTCCACACATGGTGGAAAAAAATTACAGTAAAGAGCTTAGGATTAGCATTAGCGCAAACTTTGAATATGCCTAGTTCCGGAATTAATCAGACAATGTGACATTGCCTTGCTGTTTGGCTCCACCAGGTTGATGCAACCACAGATCTTTATCGTCTACCCAGGTTTCTTTTACAGCAACTATCATTCCTACTTCTTTGGCTCTGCGATATGCAGCCTGCATGGAACCTGGGCCGTAAAAACATTCAATATTGCCAGGTTTTGCCTGTATCCATTTTCCTGTGACAATATAAAATTCAGCATAGGGCAGATATGCAGCATATAACCCTATGCCTCCGGTTTTGTAGCAAATCTGTTCCCAGATTTCCACATCCTCGATCCTCATTTCTCTATCATATTTCCAATCCACAGTTGGTGGCGCATAAGGAACATCATGATCCATCCAATTCTCATTGAACAATTCATCTTCCCAAGGCGCTGTGAATATGTCTCGATTGGTTTTAAAAATTGCCATTAGTTAGGATACCTTACTACCACTAGGCCGCTGGCACCGTATCCCGAACCTGCACCCCAGCCAATGTTTGGAGCCCAGTATGAGCCTGCGCCGCCGCCTGATCCGGAATTAGCTGTATAGGCATGAGTTACTCCCCATCCTCCGCGAGGATCTTGACTGTATGAATAGTAGCTGTAGCCCCAATTTGGAGTAGATCCGTGACCTCTACCGCCACCGCTGGCTCCATCTCCACCTGGTTCTGAGCTGTTACCACCACCACCACCACCACCTGCTCGAGCTAATGCAGAGCCAGTGATTGAGCTGCTGGTACCAAGTCCACCTTGATGATTCTGACCGGCTTGACTGGACCCACCACCGCCACCGCCCGACCAAGTATATGTGTATGGACTACCTGGAAACCCTTGACCCGGTTGGCTCGAACCGGCGCCGTAGCCGTAGGCTGCTCCGCCACCACTTCCACCGTATTGGCCGGCTGAGCCATGATAATAGCCGCCGTAACCTCCATAGATGCCCTGTATAGGTCCAAGATTACTAGAAGCGCCATTTGCACCGCCATTGTAAGGTTGAGGTCCACCACCTGTGCCAACTGTAACTGGCGTCGTGCCTGTTGTCAGGGGTGTGGTGCCTGATAGGTATCCTCCGGCACCGCCGCCACCATTGCCGTTGGTGCTGTATCCCTGGCCGCCGCTGCCGCCACCGCCAATAACTAGATACTCCACAGTTATACCAGCGGCGGTATTCACCAAATTCATTGCTGAATTTTTGTATTGGTCTTTGACTTTGACATTTAGCTGATGATCTCCCACGGTGGTAAACATGTGAATGGTATAGCCGCCAGCAGTGTATACTTTATCACCGCCAGTGATTTCATAGATAGATTCCGAAATTGCTTTTTCGGGCTGTTGAATATTTGATTGACTTCTTATTGTGCTGATAAAAGGCATATATTTCTCCTATGCTTACGATATAATAAAACTTTGGGCACCAGTTGATGTAAACTGATGAAGTTTATATCCGGCGGGTGTTGTGACTGTACCACCAGTGGCGCTAACGGAACCAGTGACCAAGGTGTGAACTACCAACCAGGTGTCTGTGCTGCGTTTTCTACAAAATAATTGTTCGTTAGCATTCATAGCCCCAGTACCAGTATTTCCTGTGAGTGTGACTCCAGCACCTGCTGTGAGAGCTACACTACCCGTGTTGATTCTAGCTATGCTGATCACTGTGCCTATGGGATACGCCACACTGCTATTGGGAGGTATGGTTATAGTTGCTGAGCTGGTGTTGTTCATGGTAACAACTTTTCCAGCGTCTTCTAATACACAGGTATAACTGCTTGTCTGCACATTTTCTACTTGGAGACTTGTAGCCAGTCCTGCTACTCTTAACTCAGTGACACTTAATGTTCCTGTGCTGGGCTGGAAAGTCAATTTTGAAGAACTACGTCTCACTGAGGTGATAGTAGTATCTGTAGTAGATGTAGTCAACGTCACAAAGTGAGATGCAGCATCAGAGGTATTATCCGTTAAAGATAATCCGGCAGTGGCCCAACTTAACACACCTGATCCATTAGTTGATAACAACTGTGTGTTTGTGCCGTCTGTACCGGGCAGTGTCCAGGTTACATTTGATGAGACTGTAGCTGGGCCTTGAAACGCCACCCAGTTTGAACTATCTGAATCTGCAAATCGAAGATCCCCCTGAGCCTGTAGCTGTGCATCACCAGCTATTTTAAATATGCCAGTGCCGGCAGGATCTATGGTAATGTCCAGATCGTCAGCAGCAGTTAGGGTGGTGTTATCTATATTAAAACCACCAACTCCTGAGCCGCCTGCTGTTCCTGCTGTATGTTTTCTACCCATGGTATTCTCCTAGTTAGGCCGTTGCAGTTTCAATGCCATAGACCACTGCATTGACACCAGTAGCACTGGAACGAACTACCAGTAATTTTGCTGCATCCATAACAATACCGGTGCGTTCTAACACACCTTTAGGAGATAGACTCACGTCATATTCCAGCCATTCAGCGTCAGTGGGTGACGCAGAACTTGCTAGTGCTATTCGTATCAGTGCTGCACTTGCACCACGATTTACCACACTGACTGTTGCCACTGTGAATGTTGTAGCAGGCACTGTATACAGTGTTGTCAGCGTGACTGCTGATAAATCTGCGGTTCCTAATCTTCCTGTTGCCATAATTTATTTCTCCATGTATATATTTAGTTCAAAAAGTAGTTGAATGCCAGGGGAACTCCGGTAACTCCGCCTCTGAATTCAAAATTAGCATTTATTTTAATTGGGCCGCCAGTAGTAGTAGTTATAATGTTAGAACTAATAAACACACTACCTGCTGTGATAGAGTTCACGTTCAAACTTGCACCACCACCTCCAATTTGGCCCGCAATATAAGCTTTGATTGCTCGCTGTGTGGGCACAATATTATCCGAATCTGCTGTAAAGAATGGATCTGTTGAAAATTCAGTGATTGTAGCTGAACCGCCGCCTAGTGTTACGTTGCCCAAGTTAAGTTCTTGCAGTCCGCTAATGTTAAATGCATCTGCATTCAGTGTAGCAATACCAGTGCTTTGCTCGATAGCAAACAGATCACCAACACGGAAGTTACCGTCTTGGTCTGTGGAGGTAAAGAACACTCGACCTCCTCCGTTGTCCACAGCTTCGTTGGCAGGAATAGCAGGTTGATTAGGCGCACCGGGATAATTAGTGTCAATGAAACTGCCTGTGCCTATGTCCAAGAAATCGTGTCCAGTTAATCTAACCTGACTGTATCTAATCCTAGTTTCAACACTAACTCCGTCTGCCGGAGCTTCTGATCTTGTCAGTTGTGGGCTAATTTGGAAGAATGCTGTGTAAGCACCCTCGTTTTCACCCAAGAATGTGATCACGTTGACCAACTTAAAAGTTCTGTCAGGTAGATGACTGAACACCACGTTGGCTCCGGGCACTGGTTGAATGCTGATTCTTCTCAGCGCCACAAACGAACCAGGTTGGAATAGGTTGGAATAACCATCACCTATGTCTACTTCACCGCTACCTGTGACATAACCCGATCCTCTGTTAACAAAACTAGGATTAGCTAACACACCGCTGCCGGTTCTCACGGTCACGGGGGATTCAAATGTGTTATTAGGATCAGTGAATGTAATTGTTGGCGCCGAGGCATATCCCGATCCAGGCTCTGTGATATTAACCTGGAACAGTTTGTCAGCAGCCACTTTAGCACGACCTCTAGCAGTGGCTCCGGTTCTAATATAAGTGGCCACTGTGCCTGTGCTGCCACCTACACCTACAAACAGGCCGTAGCGATTTCTATTACCAAAAGTGATTGCTGAGAAACCGCTAGCTGCCGTAGAAGTAGTTCTAGTGGTCCATGTTACTCCGTCTGGCGATGTTGCTGCTGCTGTAGTTGTGCTCACGGCAAGGAATACTCCCTGACCGTATGTAACTTTGGTCCACGATGCTGTAGCTGGTAATGTGCTAGATGACCAAGTTATACCGTCTAAACTATAGGCAGCAACAGTGCCGCTGGTGCTCGAAATAGCAACAAATCTGTTGTTACCATAGGCGATACTGTTCCAGTTTGACGAACTCGGCAATGTGCCTGCAGTCCATGTTCCTGTAACTGTGGTTGATGTGGCATGATTGGTAACATTAGTGCCGCTCTTAATTGCAACAAATCTATTTTTACCGTAGGCTATGGCTGTGAATCCAGTCGTGGTCAATGTGCCTGTCTGATCCCATGTTTCGCCGTCATTGCTGATTCTCACTGTGGTTACATCGCTGCTGACTGCCACAAATTTCTGTGCACCGAAGGCCACATCGACCCATACCGCAGAAGTCTGCATGCTGGTTGCTGACCAGGTAATACCGTCACTACTGTATGCTCCGGTAGTATTTGCACTTGTGCCTGCTACTGCTACGAATTTGCTGACCTTGCCCACTGTGGAATTGTCGTCAAACAGACCGGCGGCCATTGCAGACCAGTTCGCTCCGCTTGGCATCAAGCTAGTTTGTGAAGTCCAATTAACGCCATCTTCTGATGTTGCACCAGCGGTAACTCCATTGCGTAGAGCTACATATCTGCCACCTATGCCGTAACCTGAGTGATCAAAATCTAAGATAGCACCTGTGGTAGAATTCACTGCGGTAATAGTAATTATTAAATCGTTGGCAGGAGTTGTGCCGCCTAGACTATTACCTAAAATTGTTATGGTTTCTAGTCTGGTATATCCTGTGCCTGCGCTCTGTGTTGATGGTGTATATTTCCATCCATTGCGTATCACGGTGAATGTGGCTCCTACTCCTGTGCCTGTATATGTGCCTGTGACTGTAGTATACACCGCAGCAGTTTCGCCATATTTCACTGCTGTCCAGGCTCCGCTGGTTGGCAGAGTGGCAGCTGTGCTGGTGTATCCAGGCGCTGAGAACGTTACTCTAGGTTCAATGATATATGTCGAAGAAGCATCTGGAGATATAATTGCTGTGCCTGCTACTAAATGATCAAAACCTGCTGTACCGTCGGATTCTTTGATCAGCCCAGCTACTTTTGTACCTGAATTATATGTGGTGATAATACCAAACTGACCAACACCTGCGCCACCTGTGAGCACTATCTTCATGCCTATGTAAGCAGAACTAGATTCGCCGTCTGTGGCAGCTATGGTTACAGAAGTCAATGTTCCACCTTGGGCAGTGTTGGAGTTTGTGATATAACCAAATCCGCCAAGATTTCCCTCAGCCTCAGGAGCATTAGTGCTGTCGTCAATTAGGTCTAACATTCGAACTTCAAACACAGCGTCATCACGGAATTCATCTGCTTCGACTATAGCTCCGGAGCCGCCGCCGGTGAGTGTATAAGTGACTTCTGTATAGTCAATACCTGCATTTGTGAATTCTAATTGCACCAATGCTGATCCGTCAGTGATAACACGATCGATCTCTGCGTCAAATTGCAGTCTATTATCAACTATGGCTGTGCCGGCAGTTTCAGAGTTGTCAACCCCTTCTGCTACAGAACCAAAATCTCCGTATGAATTGTTGCCGTTTGTTCCGCGGATACGTCCGCCATTTTCAGCCAAATATCCAATGTGAGCATAGTAAGTAAACACTGAAACAAGTTCAGCACGACCGTTGTTAGTAATCCAAGCACCGATACCATCTGATATTACCTGGGTGAAGTCGTTGCTAACTATAGAATCATTACCACCGTTGTGCAGTGAGCCATCAATCTTTTGACCTACAGCCGCTGTGCCCAATGTGGTCAACCCCTGCACATATGGTGAACGTGTTATAATCCATGTACGATAATCCTCTGGCCCCCATCCTGGATCCAACGAAGCATATGCTCCTGCACTTACTCTAGAAGTACCGAATTCATTTTCTGCTAACAGATCACCAGTAAGTCCTTCGAGTGTTTGATCTCTTAGACCTGTGGCATCCCTGAGATAATACATGTCTTCTTCTAAACTGCCTGTTACACTATTTGCATAGTATCTAGCTGCGTATCTAGATTTGTAGTTGCCTGGATATTTCAAATCATATTTTAGCGCATCGATATAAGTGCCAACATCTCGCAGGCACGATGCACTATTGTAATACAATGCTACTGTCATAGATCCGGTGGCATTTGATGCAATATTAAATGCTGTGTTTGAATCTCTAGTTGTAGCAATTTTAAAAGTTGTTGAACTTACAACGTTTTGTATATAGTAGGTAGTGTCTGTGCTAATTCCGCCAAATGCAGTTCCTGTAAATCTTACTGCTGTATTACGTTTCATCCAGGAAGTGCTAGTGCAGGTAAACACATCTGTGGCTGCTGTGGCATTAGTTACTGTAGTTGTATATGTTGAATCGATGTAAGCATCAATCTCTGCAACTATATAATCTCTATTTCTCTCTAATTGCAGCACAGCATAGTCAATCATTCTGTTGCCTGTGGCACAACGACTGCCTTCATTAGTGGCACCGTAAAGGATATCATCTACTAAGGTCATTAGTGTTTCAATACGAGCCTGTGCAGTTGCGTTACCGCCCACATTGGCCAGTGCTTCTGTTTTGGCATTAGTTAATGCGTCTCTAGTAATGGTTTTTTGATTACCTACAAATACCTCTGCTGCTGAAGCTCTTAGATATGAGTATGCTGCTTCTCTAGATTTGAAGTTGCTGTTGAACATAAAGTCAAACATCACAGCTTCTAGAATCAATCGAGTATCTCTAATACACTTGGTTTGTAGATATCGAATCTTAGGAGTAACACCATCAGTTTTGTATGCACTTGGGAATATCGCAGTAAAGGAAGTACCACCTGACGATAGGCAAGATACAGTAATACTTGTTATGTTAACAATGTCGCCTGCTGCTAATCCGTGTGTTGCAGTAGTCACTACCGCATATCCTGTAGAGTTATTATAGACAAAGTTACTAACTGCTAACTCTGTTCCATTGGATTTCGTTACTATTCCACCACTGACATAGGTGTGTGCGAGAGTATGCTTACCAACGTAGATTCTAAAATCTGTCGAGGTCAACGAAGTTTCGTCTACTACAAAGTCAGTGTGCCATGCTACTGCATTTAGATCATCTACAACATTTTGGACAATGGTTTCTTGTGCAGCGTCTAATGTCACCGCAGCAGCAATCAAAGCAGTTGTTGATGTCACGGCATTGGTAGCAGTAGGATAGTCTATAACTTCTACAGGTATGCTAATACCAGCACCGTTGGTAAATGTAGTTAACACTGCGCCGCCATATGTAGCTGCCAGTTGGAATGTGTTAGTGTTTACTGTGCCTACTACCCAATATTTGACACCGTTGGTTAACCCGTTGCCAGTTTCTCTTGGAACAACTGCATCTCCTACACTTAATCCATGACTGTTGCTGGTAAGTGTGTCTGTACCAGATATTGTAGTAACTGTGATCTGTGGTGTTGTGGCTTCTGTGCTATCACCTTGTATGATGTTAGTGATGATGTCTACCAATGCACCTACTGTAGCGTTAGCTGCTGCTCCACCCGTTAAATTAGTGCTGTCGGTCCATTGAGTAGCAGTGTTGCCTGTGGATTTTGTTACTGTGGTATTGGCAATGATCTGTTGCACAATAGTTTTTAGTCTACCGTAGGCAGCTGCCGTTGCGGCGATTTCTGTGCTGTCAATTTGCAGTGCCGAGCTGTTATCTCCGTCAAAGTAGGCTGTGCCGGCTACTAGTGTAGCCCAGGTTCCGCCATAGGTCAAATCATAGCTCATAGCATCAACAATAAATGCTACATCACGCTTGCATTTGGTTCTACTAAATTTTAATGTGCTATAATTTTCATTTAAGAACGCTGTGATTTCGTCTTTGATAAATTCTTTGTTTTCAATCAGCAGCGTTCTTGCATCACCAAATCCTGATAAGAATGAACTATTATATCCTGTAGGATCTGCGGAACTCACCATGAATGTGGAACTGATCTTGAAATCAATTTGATGCTGCATGACTCTGACCAATTGTGCTGCATCTGCTGCTTCTTCGGTGCTGGCATATGGAAATGACGCACTTTGAATTGCAGTGTTACCTGAGCTTTCTGTAACGTTGGCTCCTCGAACAATTTGGTCAACCACTGTTTGCAGTCTAGTCAATGCTCCTATGCTGTAGCCTGCATCGGATCTGTTGGTCAGGCTACCTGCAGGACCTGCGTTGGTTGAGCGTAATTCGTCACCTTGTATACAGGTCTGTTCTGGCACAATAATAGGTAATGTTTCTCTATACTGTCCGGTAGCCACTTGGATCAAATTACTAGGACTACGTCTTGCCGGCACACTAGCTATGGCGGCTGCTATCTGAGGTGCTGTAACCGCTGCTGCTCTAGCTGTGATAGCATTTGTGATCAGTGTAACACTTGCTGTCACATTAGCCAATGCTCCAGATTCTGCTGTGAGATCGCTGTTGAAATATTGAGCTACTGTGGCAGTAGAGTTGTCGCCGTTCAGTGTCTGATAATTTATTGTTGGAGCTGTCTGTGCTAAAACATTTCCAACAACTGTGAGCATGTAGTTGTAGGCAGCAACGGATTCGTCTGATTCAATTGCTAAGCCTGGATATGCTTCTGTTTCGCCTTCGCTGAGTCCGCCGATTAGAGAATTAGCAACTCCGCGTGATTTAATATTACCACCATGGCATAGATCATAGGTTACCGCATCTAGTGTAAATCCTACATCTCGTTCGCATTTGAAATCATCGTAGACAAATCCGGAAGTAAATGGTGCAATGTTGTTAGTAATTTGATTCTGAATAAATTCTGTGACTTCGCGTTGAATGAACACACGATTTAATTCCAACAAATATCGTGCATCGGGATTGCGAGGACCACGTTCTACCTGTTCGCAAGCATAGCGAATAGTTTTCCAAGGTTTGTCCCAGGTTCTACCGTGTATTGGTGATGGTAGATCAGTGCCTGTAGTTGCTACAAAATAGGTGTGATCTATTTCGCCTAGAGTGACCCATGCTGGATCGATGCCTGTGGAGGTTAATACCTGGCCTTCACGGCCGATTGGTAGTCTCTGAGGCCCGTTACCGCCATAAAAGACTAGATCGCCGCGCACTGATAACACACTGGTTTCTGTGCCGACGTTTAGAATATTCCAATATGTTCCTGTGTTGTCTTGATCAGGTCTGCTGTTAGCTTGTCCACCACCTGCTGCACCTACAGTAGAACCGTCATCACCTTCTGATCTATGTGCCAATACGCAGATAAAGGCGTTAGCACCAAATCTTACGGCATCACCTAACACATATTCTCTGTCATCTGACCACTCTCCCTGCCAGCTGATACCAGCGTTGAGTCTTGACCAGTATGTAGCATTAGGTGGTTCTGCTGATACAGTGGCAGACATTGTGCCTGCAGCATCTGCAGTGATGTCGAAGGTTGTGCCACCTGGTGTTGTACTCACTGTGATATTGCCTGCTGCTACAGTTTTTACATAGTATCTAGCTGTGGTAAACACATTACCAAATGTTGTTCCAGTAAATCTTACTGCCATGCCTACTGCCATACCTACTGTCGAAGCTATAGTAAATGTATCTGTAGCCGCTGTGACTGCTGTAACAGTGTAAGTGTTTGAAGGAGAATCCTGTAAGGCCAAATAGGTATAGCCACCCATACTAACTACTTCACCAATTTTATAAGAAGTGCCGGCTGCCCACACAGATTGAAATTTAAATCCTTCTGTATAGAGGTCCCATCTTGATGACTGTGTTGGTGGTGTTTCAGAAGCAACTGCGGCAGTATGAATCGTTTTTGCTATGTATTGATTACCGCCATATCTAACAATGTCGCCGTGCTGATACAGAGTTGCATTGTTCCATGTATCTTCATACTCTGTGCCTTCTACAAATTGACTCCAACGCCCTGCTGTAGAATCTGTTAAAAATGCAGCGTCTGCGGTATGCTGTGTGACACAGATCCACAGGCCGGCACCATATTTTACCACATCATTGACTTTGTATCTGGTTACAGAAGCTACCCAATCACCTTTATATTCTATGCCAGGATTAAATGAATCCCATTTAGCCTGGTCTTGTTCTAATCCGGATGCAGCGGTAGCTGCAGAAGTATGGTGAAGATTACACACATAGGTATAACCTCCATACTGCACTAGATCATTTACTTTGTAGCGAGTGGATACTGTCCAATCGTTTTTCCAATCTAATCCTTCTGCATACAAAGTCCACTTGGATTGATCATTTTCTAAGCCTGACGCTGTGGTAGCTGCTGAAGTGTGACTGTCATTACAAATATAAAGCAACCCGCCGTATTTGACCACGTCGTTGAGTTTGTAGAAAGTGCTAACATTCCAGTCCCCGGTCCAGCTTTGACCGTCGCTCATCTGATTCCATTTGGTTGGACTGTATTCTAAATCTGTGTTGAAATCTGAAGCAGAAGTATGTCCCACTGCACAGATATAGGTGCGAGCACCATACCTTACCACATCATCAATATAATAAGTGGTAGATGGGGTCCATGTGTTTTTCCAAACAAATCTAATTCTACCTAGTTTAAATTCTGCCATTTTCTACTCCGTATTCTATATTTAGTTTGTTCATTACTTGAACGATCTGTAAAACATTGTCTGGGCCAACATGCTGCCACTTATTCCTGAATTTGCCATGTTAAATTCCGCTAATACCGGCACAATAACACGTAGTCCTGCAGTGTTATTGATTCTATCAGGTCCTACTAACACAGTTCCTGCTATAAAACTGCCTACTGCAATTTCCGACCCCCCTACGCTGAGTCTATTTGCTAGATAAGCAGCTATGGCTCTTTGGGTTGGGACAATGTTATTAGAATCTGCTATGAACAACGGATCAGTAGAAAATTCTCTAACTACTGCGCCAGTTCCACCAATTCTAATTCCACCGAGTCGCAGTTCAGTGAGTCCAGAAAGATCAAAGAAATCAGAACTAATTGTCACAGTTCCTGTGGATTGTTCAACTGCAAACAACTCGCCTGCTCTAAAGTTACCACTTTGATCTGTTGAGGTATAAAACACTCTACCTCGATCTTCTTCTACTATTTCATTAAAAGGCTGTGGTTCATAAAATCCACTGTATAATTCTGGATAATTAGTTTCTTCAAAATTGCCTGTGCCTATGTCTAAGAAATCATGACCTGTAATTCTGCACTGGCTGAATCGTGTTCTAATAGTTATTTCTGTGAGATGTTGTAAATTATCACGAGCTTTAATTTCTGGTGTTACACGTATTCTTGCTGCCAGCCCTCTGTCTGTGAGACCTAGTTCTTCGATGGTCACAAGAGTGTATGATCCGCTGAGTCCTGAAATTACTAAATTTGCTCCAGGTCCTGGATATGCATCTAAATCGTTGATAACAATAAATTTTCCAGTGGGAATCACATCTGCAAATCCGTCACCAGATACGGTTACTCTAGTAGATAGTGTTCTATATCCTAGTCCCCGATTCAGCCAACTTGGCTGTGCTAATACTCCGTCTCCAGTGCGGCATTCAATTTTTGCATCTCTATTGTTGTTGGGATCGACAAATGTGCAGGTAGGCCCTTCGGTATATCCGGATCCTGGATCCCATAATTTCACACCGCTTATTACTCCACTAGCGATTGTCACACGCCCTAATGCTCTTGCACCAGTTTGTATCTTGTTAAATTTATTTGAATTATCAATAGCGATCCATGTAGGTGTATTGTTTCCTACTGTGGAGTCTCTAAGATCTACGTACGGAGTGCCAAATGCCACTGACTGCCATGACTGTATACTAGCTAGTGTTCTTGAGGTCCATACAACACCGTCAAAACTGGTTGCTGCAAAATTAGTGAGACCCGACGTTGGATCATTACCGACTGTTCTAAATCCGGTGTCTCCCACTGCAAAGAACACACCTTGTGCATATCTAATTTTTTTCCAGTTGTGTGCGGTGCTGCCATCTTGTGACGGCATAACAGCAGGCAACCAATCATTGCCATCGAAGCTGTAGGCAACATCGCCTGTGCTGGAAATTGCAACAAATCTACCGTTGCCGTAGGCAATGCTGACCCAATCTTTGGCGCTGGAGTCTGCGACCACATCCATGATATGGCCTGTCCATGACCATGTGTTTAATGTGCTGTTATATGTGCCTACTGCCACGATGTTTCCACTGTTGGCTAATGCCACATATCTCTGCTTGCCATAGGCCGCGTCCACCCATTCGTTTAGTGTAGAATCGCCGAATGAGGGTAACACCAGTGAACTCCAGGTAGTGCCATTGAGACTGTAGGCTGCTGAGTTAGAGTCTGTGGCCACAGCAATAAATAAACCGCCACCGTAGATACAGGAATTCCATTGGCGAGATGCTGGCATGCTTCTTGTGATCCAATTTATGCCATCTGTAGAACTTGCTGCTACTGCGCTGCCTTTTCGAATTGCTACAAATAAATGATTACCTAATGTTGGATAAGTTACTCTGCCTGCTGCTAGACATTTCCAATCACCTACAGTAGGCATATTGAATGTAGTCCAGTTGGTGCCATCTGAACTATACATAGCAGCACTACCGGCAGTAGATACCACCACAAATCTACCGCTGGCTGCTAGATTGTCTTCTCCTGTGCCGTAGGTCTTTTGTTGTGCGGACAGTATAGAATTTGTGCTGTCATCACTAACATCAGTAACTAAAATTAATAAATCGTTGATCGGTGTAGCTCCACCTATAAGGTTACCGTCTATGGTTAGTAGCTGTCCAGCCTCATATCCTGCACCTGCATTGTTGATAGTCAGTGTGTAATTTCTACCTTGTTTCACTATGTCAAACGTAGCTAACGCAGCAACAATATCTATAGTAGTGCCAGTGCCTGATTCATTAACCGCTATGTTTGTATAAGTTTCAGTAGTGTCACCAAACACAATTTCTGACCATGTTGTAGTAGCAGGAGTTGTAATTTCTTGGGCTGAGTACACCGGAGCAGAAAATATTACTCTAGGTTCTATTCTATATGTGGTGTTGGTCAACAACGGAACTGTGACTGGTTTTCCAGGCACCACATGATCCCAGCCCGGTTGATCATCGGATTCTCTAGCCACACTCATCACTTTAGTGACGTTATCATATGCAGTAATATACCCATACTGTCCTGTGCCTGCACCGCTGGTAAGAATTATCCGCATGCCAAGATATTCTGCGATAGAGTTGGCATCATTGGTGGCTATGGTAATTGTTGTTGCATCGCCACCTTGTGCATTGTTCTGTACTACTACATAACCACTGCCGCCAATTTCTTGTGCTATTTGAGTGGTGCCGGCATTGACATCAAGTCGTCGTGCTTCAAACACAGCATCATCTCTGAACTCTTCAAAAACCACACTGGCATTGACGCCAGCACCAGCAAACGTTGCAGTAGCCGAGGTATAATCCTGACCCATATTTGCCCATTCTAAAATCTGTATTTCGTCAACAAAATCTCCAGCAAAAGCTGCTGCCACAATGGCCTGTTGAGCTCTGGTATAGTTCCTTGCTATGACTGGTGTTTCTGAGGCATCGATGCCGTCTGCGATGGCGCCATACGTACCATAAGAACAGTTGCCGTTTGTGGCTCGTATAACACCACCGTCTTCGGCAAAATATCCAATATGACAATAATATGTGAACACCGAAACCAATTCTGCTCGACCGTTATTACGCACCCAAGCTCCGATTCCGTCACTTAAGACCTGTGTGAAGTCGTTGCTAACAATAGATCTATTGCCTCCGTTGTGCAGAGCACCGTCGATCTTTTGTCCAACACAGCCTGTGCCTATGGTAGTAACACCTTGAATATAAGGAGATCGAGTAGTGATCCAGGTACTATTATCGTTTGGTCCCCATCCTGGATCCAGCGACACATAGGCACCTCCCAGCGGTATCTGATATAGATCAAAGGCCACAGGCGGATTCAGGGTTGATTCTAATCCCTTCAAAGTGCAGTTGCGTATTCCGGTAGCATTTCTCACATAGAACATGTCTTCGGTATTTGTGCATCCTAGTATTTGATTTCTATAATATCTTGCTGTTAACAAAGATTTGTAATTGCCTGTATATATGATATCATATTTCCAAGCATCTACATATCCACGAATACTGTGTCGCAGCATATCCGCATCAAAATCATATGTAGGATATGTGGCCTGCATGTAGGCCACAGCTTCTGCAATGATAAAATTCTTGTTGGCTTCTAACACCAACACAGTATTGGTGTATGCTGTAGAAGTCTGTGCAGTATTAGTGCCTACTACTGCAGGATTTGAACCAGAACTGTTTACATAAAAATTGATGTAGGAAATTATATCTGTGATTTTGTTTTGTATTGCCACAGCAGCAGCACTGCTGGTAGTGATAGGCTGAATAACTGTGTTTAGTATCTCATTTAGCGGATTCTCAGGGTCAAATATTGGTGGGTTAAATGATACTTGAATCGATTCTGTCAAAATCACTTGATTCAAAGAATTACCCACAGATTTCGCTGGACTGATTGGAGTTCCTGCTATAATCGCTTGTATTATTCCGGAAATTCTATTTAACACAGCTATATGTCGTGTGCGATCTGTAGCCGATAGCACTGGGCTCGATGGCTTTATTGTTGTGCTACGAAGTTCAGCACCTAGTATCACTGTTTTAGGTGGCACAATAATCGGAGTTAATTCCGTGTATTCACCTACAGCAACCTTGATGGTGGTATGTCCATTGTAGCCATCATTAACCTGTTCACAGGCAAATCTAATAGTTTTCCAAGGCAAGAATTGACTGGTGCCTCTTTCTGGATTGGTGTAATCATCGACACCTGTAGGATCCACGTATCTTACTCTAGCTAGATCTCCCCAGTATGCGTAGTCAATACTGCTTTCTTGATTTGCTATAACAACTTGATTTTCTAATCCAACCGGAACACTAGTGAGACCAAACGTGCTGCCGTCACCTACGATTGATCTTGAAAGGTCAAAGGTTAATAAATCCCCACGCTGCGACATTCCTATTTCTGAACCTGCCTGAAGCACGAGATCCCAATAATTTATACCCTCGCCGTTATCTCCCGGAAAATTAGCATTGGCAGCAATGTGTTCAACTGTGGCCTTATAGGTATTGCCTTTAAATACCACAAGTTCATTAAGACTATACGATGCACCTACAATCCAACTACCTCTAAATGTTTGAGCCACATTAACCAGTTCCCAATTACTGGAATCTAAATAATCCAAAGAACTGCCATCATTTACTGTATCAGCTATCGCTGTGTATAGATTTCCTCCACGACGAACTACATCTCCAACTTTATAATCTGTATCTGCACTCCATGTGCCCATAAAATCAGTGGCTTTTGATAGTACCTTCCAATTTACAGTGTCTTCGGTGATACTAGAACTGTTGGTATGATTGGTAACGGAGATATATAGATATCCTCCATATCTTACTATGTCGCCAATGGCGTAATAAACTGCATTGCTCCAGTTTTGATAAAAATTAAATCCAGAAAATTCTGTAACAAAATTTTCATTGGTGATATTAGATCCTGCAACATGTCCTGTAACACAACGTAAAATACTACCACCATATTTTACAAGGTCGTTGCGTCTGTATCTAGTAGTAGCAGTCCATGTTCCTTTATATTCTATACCTTCGTAGTATATTTGCCATAATTCCCCGGCACTGTCGTCTTCGGTATCATTGTTTCCTATTTCTAAACCCAAATTTGTAGTAGATGAAGTGTGACCTATAATACATCTGTAAACAATACCGTTGTATCTAACAATGTCTCCAATACCGTATCTAGTAGCTGGCGTCCATGCTGATCTCCAATTGTCTGTTGATAGATATACAGCCCAATTTATTAAACTAGTGTCGAATATTGCTACAGACGTGTGGCTGGTAATACAAATATAGATAACACCACCATACAGTGCTAGATCACCTGGATTGTATAGAGTTGTAGGATTCCAATTTCCGCGCCATGCATATCCGTCGGTCATCTTAATCCAGGCCGGAGTCGGTTGAGTGTCTCCAGGATTACTATAGTAATTTTGGTCACCCGCAAAAGTGGATGCTGTGTGTTGTCTTTGGCATATCCAAGTGCTGCCTCCATACCTCACCACATCATCTTTAAAATACGTAGTTGAATCAGCTGCCCATTCATTCTTCCACGTATATCTAATTCTACTGATCTTAAATTCTGCCATGATTTATTCCACTTTAACTTGAATGACCTGTGGGATAGGTGTATCCCTGATTTATTCTCTGGGTTAATCTTCCCTGATTATCTACATAATACAACATGTTTCTGTTGTCCCAACGATATTGTGTCCAGACTAAATTGTCATATTCTACTTCGTGATCTTGCGTGATACCATCAAAATAATCTACGCCTGGTTCAAAATCTTCAAAATTTTCTTCAGGAGCGCCTGGTAAATTTAATTCAATGCTGTCTTTGTCTTTGAGTTGATCACTTCTATACAAAAATAATTCTCCGTCGCTGTTTCTACGCAGAGCATACCAATAGCGAGGACTATCTCCTAGTGCTTCATCTGGACTTTGACCTAAATAATAATTACTTGGCATGATTTTTCCTTAAGATATTTCTACATAACTAACAACAACATCAATGCTGTCTTCGGTATCGCTGACTATTCGTATACCTGCGGTTTCTGGTAATATCAGTTTTTCACCTTGTGTGATAATCTTAGCTGTGCTGTTAGGAGAAATTGATAATCCTCGTATATAGTGTGCTTGAGTAGAATTTTCATCTATAATATACACGTCAACTACGGCGGTGTCATAGTCTGTGATATTGGCCAAATTCAATCCAATCACCGTAGCTCTTACTCCCAGTGGTATCTGTATTACATCAACAGGAGTAGTTCCTATATTAGTGTTAACCGCATGTCTAAATAAGGTTGGCATATTTTATCCTAGTGTGAGTGCTATCTGCACTGCAATGTCGTTGGCCTGGGTAATACTCACAGCTCCCGATGCTCCAGCCGGTGATGCCCAAGTTAACCCGTCCCATATTTCTAATGCTTTAGAATTGGTATTAAATCTAGTCATTCCTAAAACTGCATAAGCTGTAGGACGTTGTCCGTCATCTCCTCTAGGAGGAACAAACCCATTAGTACCTTGTATTTTAAAATAGCCTGTGCCAGACTGTGCTATTTGTGTGATTGCATTTGTAGACACATTTGTAATAACGTTGTCAACAATTCTAAAATTACCTAATCTAACACCGCCTGCACCGTTGCCATCAATGTATAGATCTTGTCCAGTAGTTGTGGTAATCTCATTGTCACGGAACATCAAGTTTCCAACATCCAATGCTGGAACGTTTATAGTATTGGTATAAAAATCATTGACATAGATAGCTCTCCAACGGAATGTGGGAGATCCTAGATCATAAAGATTATCAGTTTCTGGCACAAGGTCGCTGCGAATGCTGGCATTGATTACAATATTATCTGTAAGAGCATCACCAATAGTTATATTTCCGCCAATGACTATATTACCGGTAGCACTTACATTTCCTGTAACTGCTAGATTTCCTGTGATATTGGTGTTGGCTATGACATTAACTGTGCCGGTTCCATTAGGGTCTATTTCTATAGAACTGTTGCTGACAGTGGTTGATATAACATTGCCTTGCAGTTGTAAATCGTCTATCTGCAGTCTTGAGTGGTAAACAGTGGCTTCACCTGCTGCCGCTGCAAAATTTATAGTGTTGGAATCACTAGTTATGGTATTACCAGTAAAGTGTAAGTTTCCAATATTTAATTGATTGTCTACTGTGACGTTTGTAGAACGGGTGTGTCCGTTGACATCGAGGTCAACCGTTGGGGTCGCTGTGCGTATCCCGATTCGAGAGTTCACAACATCTAGATAGAGTAAGTCCGTCTCGAATGCCAGATTTTCTCCTGCACGAAGAAGATTTGACTTCAAGAGCTGACCGGAAATGCGACCGATAGCCATTAGCTCTCCAATTTACCCGGTGTTACACCGTTAACCAGATTTTCAGCTCACGCTCTTTGCCGGTTTACCGCAGTCGGATCCTGCAAAAATGGTCGTTTTTGCAATTAAAAGTATTTATCGATTTTTGAAAATTACCCTAACATCAGGTTATAAATATGGCTGAGGTCTTCCATAATCTCAACACTAACTTCGACACCGCCACCTGTGCCGATTGCCCACACAGTGCCGTCGTAACATTCTAAATATCCTTCTTCAGTGTTCCACCGTGTTTCACCAACTTCTGGGCTGCCTCTTCTCTGGGAATTATCTCCTGAGGGTATGACAAATGCATTGGTATCCATGAATCTCAAATATCCAATGCCTGCTGTGCTGGCAAAAATCAATGGTGTATTTAAGAGGTTGGTTATGTCATTGTTCTGCCACTGTGTGGCCTCTATGCGAGTAATGCCTGTGTCTGGCAATAATACTACATCGTCGTTGCTCTGCGTGGCCGATATTTTATTAATTACTCCGTTAAGGATAAGTTGATCACTAACTGTTACTGATTGCGACCGTAGTCCGCTGCCGGGCCATGCTCCGTTGGTTATATTTGTCCAGTCCGGTGCATGTATTTGACTCCAACGCCTTGCACTGCTGTCACCTGCGTCTGCACCCATAGCATAGGTCAAATCATCTCCAGGTATGATGCTTTGAGTAAAATCTGTGTTTATAGTAATCGTATCTAAAGTTTGGTCACCAAATGTCAAGGTTCCTTGACCTGATAAATTTCCGCTGATATTGATGTTTCCACTTACTGCAAGATTACCAGCGATGTCAGTGTTGGCTCTTAACTCTACTGTTCCTGATCCGTTGGGATCTAGAACTATGTCGCTGTTAGACAAGCTAGATATAAGATTGCCATCTAATACAAGATTGTTTGTGATCAATCGATCATGAAATATTTCGCCGTCACCGTTGATATACACATCAATACCACCTACACTGGTGGTAAAATTATCAGGTGAATTTATTCTTAAATTGCCTGGAGCTATCTGTGTGACTACAGTGAGATCGTTGGTTGTAAAATTGCTGTTTACATCTAACGTATATACTGGCGTTGAATCTCTAACGCCAATACGTTGATTGTTGACATCTATATATAGTAGATTAGTTTCAAACGCAAGGTCAACGCCTGCACGTAACAGGTTGTCTGTTAATACCTGTCCACCTATGCGCCCCAATTGACTCATGGTTAGTTGGCGTATCCGTAGTATACAGTTACGTAAACTGGATTACCGCCTCCTCCCGATGCTGGTACTGCTGATGTAAATGTGAGATAGTATCCAGCGATACGTACCTTACCTGATCCTGTAGGAGTCCCGCCACTTTTTGTAAACACTGTGCCTACTGTGTTTGCACCTGCACCGAATGATGTAAATGTTGTAGTTCCTACCGAAGTAATTATATAACTTGTGCCGTTGTTTCCGCTACTCAATGATGTGGCATTAATTTCTGCGCCTGTTCCTGTGCTTGTGGGATTTTGAACCACTGTAAAATTGGTGGTAGAAATCTGCATGACGTTTTCTACTAATACCAACACATTATCTGCACTGGCAGCATACGATGGTGCATAGGTGCTGTTCAACGGTCCAAAAATAGTAGAAACACCGTCTCCTGGGCCTAGTGTTTGTTTGGTAATAGCAGCAGCAAATGGACTTGCTACTGTGACCCAGGCGCCGCCTACATAAGCTTCTAGTGCTGGAATTGTTGTGTTATACCGAATAGTGCCGTTGGCATCTGTAGGTTGCCGAACACTGGTCAACTGTGGTCGTTGTGCAGTTGTGCCTTTGGGCAACATCATACCACCGTTGGCGTTGATCACTACTCTATTGCCAGGACCGTTGCCAGCAGGATAATAAATCAACGCACGATCGTTGATGCTAAACTGAGAAATATTTTTAGTCTTTAAGAATTTCATACAGCTAATACGCTCACAGTTACACTTAGTCCTGCGGCTTGTGAAGTGCCAACCCATATTTGGTCGCCGCTGGCCAACACTATGCGTTCTTCAGAAAAGAACACAGTTTCACCGGCAGGTATTACAAGATTGCTGACCACAAGATTACCAGCTGCATAACTTAGTCCGCTTCGAACTATATAGATATTTACTGTAACACTGTTAGTAGTTTCGTCTGCAGGATCGGGTGCTAGTGTGTTGCACAATGCTATGGTGGTCACGGCATTTTCTCTACCCGTCACTCCACCTCCAATAGGCCCGCCTGTGGTTGAGCTGGTAAACACTTTAACTGGAATAGTGACATTGGTAGAATCTACCAGTGATAGTGTGCCTTCGGGATTTTCATAGTTTCTTATCATATGTGTCTCTTAAAATAGCATGCTGAATACCAGTGCTTTGTTTTTACTTATCAACTCACCATTTTGTTTTGCAGTTTCTGCGCTGTCGTTGACAAAATATACTCCTGTGGTGCCTGTGCCAGGCACAGCTGCATATAGCAATACATTATTTGATACATATCCGGGCACTGTGCCAATTTTTTCAAACTGCATGGCATAGTTGGTTTGAAGTTTACCGGTGCCTTGAGTTCTTACATAAATGTTTTCGTTGGTTATGCTGGCACGACTTGTAATTTCATTGCGATCCGGCCCGCCACCAATTTCTAGATCGCCTACTTCAAATCTATTTGTATAGAACTGTCCGACTAGAGCATTGTCTACTATTATCGAAACTGCACTTTCACCAAAAGTATTATAACTAGTGGTTGCTGTAAAATATGCCAACGATCCAGCTGTGCCAGCGAGATTAGGAGTAATATCTTTGTCTGCAATAACCACTCTGGTGTCTTGGCTTTGTGGTGCTACAATTTGAAATGTGGGATTATTTTGAATTGCATCATCAACAAATTTCTTGTTTGGAATATCATCATCTTCTGTGACTTGATCTTCATAATTAATAGTACCCAACACTTTTACTACTCCGGTGCCGGTTCCTATCAGTGTGAGGTCACCTGAATCGGTGGTGCTGTTTGTTAGTATCTGTTTGAGGCGAAGACTACTGGCATCAAAATTAAACGGCCCTGGAGCAGAACCATGCGCGATTAACCACGAGTCAGTGCTTTCGTCGTAGAGCAAGCTGGCGTTGTTCTGCGGAGTTACTGCAGAAGTATTGCCACGATCGATTTCAACACCAGAATATATCAGGGTAACACCTGGTCCTACTTCACCAGTGTTTAGCGATATAATGTTATCTTCAATGGTTAAGTTAGTAGTACTGATATTAAAGGTATCACCTTCGACCACGAGATTACCAGTGACTCGTACTGACCCACCACTCACAGCAGGTCCAGTGTCAAGTGTTATCTTGGCACCGTCGCCTGCTCGAATGTTGTAGTCGCCGTTGACTCTTAGAAACTGTCCCATTTACGGTCCTAAATTACGGTGCTGTTAGAGAAAGTATGCTAGTTGTAGAGTCGTTAACTATAGACCATTTGTATCTTGTGCCGTTAAAATCTACAGCTATTTTGTTGGTTAACTTGGCTATTCTTATACCCTGTCCGTTAAATTCACCCATAATGCTCATTTCATTTGCATCTAAAGCACCGTCTGCTTTATCTACTAGTTGGCAAACTCCTACATTACCTTGGCTGTTTCCTGATTCAGTGTCACCTACTAGTTTGTTTGTACCAGTTTTTTTGTCGTTGACTATAAATCTTTTTGGTGAGCGTTGACGAACGATATAACCTACTGCAGATTCTGCATTTGATCCTACTTGACAGTTTACCGTGATGTTAGTACCATCATCTAATAAACCAAAAAATTTCTTGTTTAGTGGGCGTCCCATTTGTTTCTCCTTGTGTTTGACGTTCTAGGTCTACGCGGCGGGTACCGCATAATTCTTCTAGATACTTTATTTATCCGCGACTTAGCAGACTCATCAGTTCCATTTTTTCTACAGTGTTTAATATTGTATTGATGGCATTGATTTCTTGTTGTGCTTTTTCTAAATATCCGCGATTTTTAGTTTGTCTATACAAGACCATTATTTTACTGTGCGCAGTAATGTGTTGGTTTATTATTTTTTCAATGCGTTGAACATCATGCGTAAACATTGGAAAGCGATTTCTCCATGCCGTAAACTGCTCACGTAGTTGTTTGAAGTCTTGTTCCGATTCCACTTTCATCATGATATTTAAGTCAAACAAAAAGGCTCCGAAGAGCCTTTTTGAAGTTGCGTTATACGTGTTACAGATTAAGCAAAACGTAGGTTAGCGGATGTTACAGCAACAGTCGCCAAGTAATCAGCTGCGTTACCTAGAGAAGAAGCTGTGTTTGTCAACTCAACATAACCATAACGTGTCATGAAGGACACGACTGGTTCAAAAGTTGCTGGGTCAAGAACAACACCACTGCTCATCAATGGAATGTATGGGCAATAGAATGCTGCTGCGTCAGATTCGCTAGAACCTTTGTAACCAACTAGAACGTTGTCGTTCTCTGCATATGTGTTAACATACACTTTCATTGCACTGTTCAATGTACCAACGAACTTGGTGTTTGTTGGAGCTTCAAATGTGCCTTCTGTTGTGCGAGCAAAAGCAGAAGTAGTAGCACTTTGCAACAATGTTAATGTTGTTGGTGATACAACTGCCCAGTTACCAGCACCACGACGTGTACGCTGAGCGATCAAGTTAGCAGCACGGTTGATCTGAACTGCCAATGCGGCATGCTCGTCACCAACGAATGTTGCTGTTCCAGATACAGCAGCTTGGTCATATGTTAATACTGTTGAAGACAATGTAGCTAGGCTACGTAGAACTTCTTGATCGATCTCAGCTGTGATCTCTTGTGCAAGAGCAGCCATGATCTCAGCTTCGATGTCAATGCCTTGTTGGGCTTGTGCATCTTGAGCTGCTTCGAATGTCCAGCGAGCTGACAACTTACGTGTCTTAGCTTCAACTGTTTGCTTCAAGATTTGAATGCTTAGTTTGTTACCTGCTACGCCTTCTAGTGCAGCTGTTGAAGCAGCCTTACCAGTAGTAGCACCAGCATAACCTTCAGCAATCTTGAATGGGCTTAGAGCCTCTTCACCAGCTGTAACGTTTCCACCAGTGCCGCTAAATGTATCGCTGTAGCGAACACGTAGAGTATGGATCTGACCAACTGGACCTGTCATTGGCTGTACGCCAACTAATTCATTAGCAATGACCGTAGGCATTACACGTCTGATCACAGGAAGGATCACACGATTTAGTGTTGCAACGTTACCGGCGGATGTTGCTCCAGCGGTGGCACTCTCTGCCAAATACTTGCGGGTATTTTCTAGAGTTGTTGCCATTACTGAACGCTTGTTACCTTGAAGACCTTCTAAAAGGGCGTCTTTGGTTTCCGACCAGCGTGACTCGAGTAATTGTGACATTATAGTTCTCCTTAAACTTTTAGTCCCGCAAGCCTGCGGATGTCAAATATCTCAGCGGTTTTTTCTTCTTTACCGCTGGATTGAGGTGCCTGTTTATCGCCTGTAATTTCTTTGCCTTCTGATAGTACTTTCTTCGCCGGTGCTCCACCATTCATTACTGCTGGTAGGTATTTGTCGAAAGCTGTACGTAGCTTTTCTGTTTGTGTTGATTCAAGCAGACTTTTCATGACTTCACGTTTGTCACCAGCCAAAGGATTCAGCAATTCGCTCATAACTTCCTTGCGTTGATTACTTTCTTTGATGACATGTAGTTCACGTTCTTTCTGTGCTACTTGTTGCTGTGCTTCTGCAACCATTTTTGCTGCTTGTTCCAATTCAGATTCTCTTGTCATCATAACTTTGAGAAGTTTTGCTGTTTCAGATTTCTCATTTAGATGACTTGCAGCATATTCGCTGGCAAATGATTCAAAAATTCTGCGACCAAAGTCATTTCTTCTAGCTGATTCAATGTCTTCCTTGAGCTGAGTCATTTCAGAACGTAGACCGTTCTGCACTGTTTCTGCTACTTTTACGGAAGCTGCTGTGATAAATTCTTTCTTGAGATTGTCAAACTTGGCTCTGCTTTCGCGTACTAATTTTACTTTAGTTTCGGCCAAATCTTTCTTATCTGTGTGGAATTCTGCGATTTCTTTCGCCAGGGCATCCACGATAAAAGATTCTAATTTTGCAACATTGTTTGCAACTGTCTTGCGATCTTCGTGTAGTTCTGCCAATTCTTTGTTAAGATTATTAAAGATAAATGATTCCATTGCTTTGGAATCGTCTTTCATTTTCTTAGTATACTTGGCGCGGGCTTCGATAAGTCCTTGGCGATCTTCTGCCAATTCACCTAACTCTGCCTGCAAGCGATCTGTTAGCATAGCTTCTACAGCTTCTACCATTGCGCCTTTGTCATGCTCATACTTCTGAGCAAATTCTTCACGTAGTTCAGCGGTTACTTGATCACGGCTTTCTTGAATTCTGCTTTCCCAAGCTGATTCAATTTCCGATTTGATTTCTTCGGAAATCACATTGTTTTCAAACAATTGTTTTACGATGTCTAGCATGTGATTCTCCTACTGTTATTTGAGTCCAGAGATTATTCTCTTGAGACTTTCTGCTAAGTATTTTTGAGCCTTGGGGTCGCCTTGAACTTCTTGTGCTATTTGATATGCCTTGTAACCGCCTGTGTTATTGATTAAATGTTCGTATACTGGTGTGGGATAAGCTCCCGGGGCGCTAGGCTGTGCTACCACATCTACTGTGATTATTTCAAAACCCTGCACTTTGCCACTACTGTCTACTTCGCCGGATCCTCTGGAACTAACACCCAGTTTGACTCCCGCCTCTAGCATGGACTGAATTAACTGTCCCATAGGAGTTGGAAGTATTTTTAGTTTTCCGTAGCCGTTAGGACCATCCATCCACATCTTGGTAATCATATGACTAACACGATCTAGATTAATTTTTAAATCCTGAGGATGATCAACTTCTCCAAGAACGGAGTAGCCACCAGCGATCTGTTCATTGAGCGTTTTGACAGCCCTGCCAATTTCTTCAGAAGAGTAAACACGCTGATTTGCATTACGGATGTCTCCTTGAATGCAAATGCCGTTTAGATGCAGCGACTTTTTACCGTCGCTGCCTTCGTCGCGCTCCAAGACAATCTTAGCCTGGTCAAAACTCAAATGTTCTGATAGAGTAGTTTTCACCATTAAGTCCTATTATCTACGACCACGGAAAAGGCTTTGCTTGTTGTCTGGTGATTCTTTTGCACCAGCTTTTTCAGCACCATGTCCAGGTTCTTTCTTAGAGAACGCATTACCTGCTTTGCCGCCTGGGACATTGATGTTGCCAGCATTATCTTCGGTTGGCTTGCCTTTTAGCAATCCTGAACCTTTTAATTCACCTGTTTCTGAACCAGGAGCACCATTCTTGCCGCTTAGAATGTTGGCAGTTGTACCGCCCATGTCATTCTTGCCAGCTACAATAGACTTGTTGTTTACGCCGTCGTCACCCATTTTAGCTGGTGCAACTTTCTCGACGTATTCACGAACAGTTGCTAGGTCCATGCTGTCTTTCATTTTTTCGTCGCCCATGTCGCCCATGTCATCATCGCCCATGTCGCCCATGTCATCTCCGCCTTTGAGTTCATCAAATTTGGCTTGTAGTTCGTCTACAATGCTATCTAGGTCTTGGAATAGTTCTTCTTCAGACTTTTCACCTTCTTCGTCATCCATTTCTGCATCGATGTCGCCTTCTAGCTCGTCAGTTGGATCACCGCCCATTGCGGGCATTTCGTCATCGCCTTCAATAGCAATGTCTTCAAATTCTTCGTCGACTTTGTCTTCTTCTGCATCGTCGTCTTTTGCAGCTTCGTCTACTTCTTCATCTTCTTCGTCTTTTTCTTCTTCTTCAGCAATTTCGCTGTCAATTAAAGATTCATAGATTTCACGAGATTTTGTTACCACATATTCGTGGAACAGTTCTTCTGCTTTAACTTGATCATCATTGACCAAATGCTCAAGCATCTGTTGTAGTAATTTATTGTCGGCCATGGTATTCTCCTCAAATGGTATGGGCTGTTGTTTATTTAACACGAAGATTACAAACCGGTGTTAAATGGTAGTTTTTTGATTGATTTGATCTGAATATATAGTATCAGGAAAACTTCTACTAAATTCATCGTAGGTGATATGACTGAGATTGGTCAGAGCAGGTCCTAGTCTGTCCGGTATAAATGCTCCAGGTTCTATGACTCTAAAAAAATGTGTGTGACGGAATTCTTTGATTACTTTTTCAGTTTGACTCAGCCAATTGCCATGATAAGTTGCTGCATCTGTTGATTTTTTATAGTTGAATGTGTCTGCGTAAATGTTGTTGAATTTACCGTTCAGCCCTTGATAGTCAAATCCAAAAATGTAGATGCTTTTATGTTCTTGGGTGGCTGCAAACCATAGTGCTGTGGGTCCTGAACTCCAGCCTTTGTGCGGACTGAAAAAATTTACACCATGTTTGGTTTGTATGCCTTTATTGGGATTAGTCCAAACTTGATGTTTTTTGTTATAGCCAGACTCGATGATTTCGTTGACCATTTTCACATCTACAGCTATTAAATAGTGAGGTTCAAACTCACGATACTGTGCATTACAGCCGTAGGTCACACCTTTGTTTATTAGAGATCGCAGGTTCAAGCACTGTCGACTGGTGCCGTTGCCTATAACAAACGCGGGGTTATTGTGCAGATGCTGCTTCTTCGCCAACTGGAGTTCCATACATTTGTCTTATAAAGTCCAGTTCAGATTGTGATTCTAATTGATGTGCTTCGCTTTGAAGCCTCAGTTGATTGATTTGTCGCAGCGTAAGACGTATCTTTCTGGTGTCTTTTTTGTCAATGATGCTGCGATCTCTGCTGGATTCATATCTACGATCTTGAGCAAAGTCGTTGTTTTTTTCGTTGAAATAAAAGAATTCGTTAAGAAGCATAATGTATTTATTACTGAACTGGTGCTTCTGGTGCTGCTTCTGCCCCGGCATCTGCGCCTGGCTCTGCGGCAGCTGCCATATCTAAAGGTGCTTCTGCTTCTTGAGTTCCAACATCTGCAGCCATGCCTCCTGGTGTTACACCTATGCCTCTCAACTGACTCTGTGCATCGGCAGGTGCTTTGATATTAGAACCGTTTTCCTCACGCCACAGTTTTTCATTTTCTTTGATCTCATCTTCAGTCATGCCTAAGAATCGTTTCATGGCAAAACGCTTGCTGAGATGCGGAATCTGTACCACCTGTGAAAATGTAGCTGCTCTAGCTGTGTCTAATTCACTTTGACGATAAGCAGCAAAATTCTGCGGCTGATTGAATTTAAGTTCAAACAGTCCACTATCAATGTTTACACCTTGATCATTAAGCCACAGCTTGAATTCAAGATCAAATGTTTCTACTATAATACTCTGTAGACGTTTGCAGTATTCGTTAAATCTCAATTCTTGTATGTAAGCTGTGCCTACTTTGCCGTCTGATACAGTGTTGGCTTGCTCGTCGATAGCTGTGGGCAAATAGCTAGCAGGGATGCGAAGAGCCCTAAACAGTTTGTTAGTAAAATAACGTAAATCTGTAATTTCGCCAAGATTTGTACCTCCAGGCAATGTTTCTACTTTTGATCCACGACCTTCGGCGGTCTGTGGGAAGAAGTAGTCTTCGTTTACACTTAGTGGATTATAACTAGCGTCTATGACATTTGCTCCGCCACCCGTTGATGAAGGAATACGTCGTTGTTGAATTTCATTTTTAACACGTTCAACAAAGCTCATAGCCATGTGTGCCGGCATATTTCCAACGTCTACATAGAAAATTCGTCTTTCTGGAGCACGTTGTATACGATAGATAATAATAGCATCTTCAAGCAATTCTTTCTGCTTGTAGACTTTGAACACTGATTCTAATAGACTATTACCAAAAGGATAGTTATTATCTAGTCCTTCTGACAATGAAATATGAATAACATGTTTGGCATCCACTGTTATTTCATTGGTCTGATTACTGAATCTTGTGCCTACTGAACGTGCTGCATCACCTGCAAAGCCGCGGGCAAAACCACCACCTGTCTGATATGAACTAGTACCACTTGGAGCTGTGTTTGTGGTATTTTGTGGTGTGGTAGCTATGAATTCTTTGAAGTTGAAGTTGATATCACGGATCACATACTGCTCGGGAATCTTGCCTTCTGATTCGTTAACAATTATCTTAGTGACTTTAGAAGCATCCACAAACAACCATTTTTTGGTTTCTGGATCACGAATAAAAAAGCAGTCTCCGTATTTGAATGCGTTGCGTAGTATGCGGAAGATTCTGGTTTCAAAGCTGTTCTGTTTGCACCACTTCTGTAGGCTGTCTTTGAGTATCTTGACTTCAGTGGCAGTGGGCTCACCACGGAAAAATGTATGAAACGGTGTGGCGTTTTCTTTGTCTTTTTGTGTACAGAATTCTGTGAGTATGTCCAAAGCAGCATTGACTTCCGAGTCCATGTCCATGGTATCATACTGCATGTATCGTTCTACACGATTGGGACTACCTGCGTAAACATCTGGTAGATAGCTGGAATAATTAGCACGAGCAGGACCTGGACGGCCGCGACCACTGATTGGACTCATAGAGCCGCTGGTGTTATCTATGTTAACAGGGGTAAAGTATTTTTTCCAGCTCATGCTTTGTATAGATTCTTGTTAAGGCCTTTTGTAGCCATTACATTTTCATAAGTGTTTGTAGTGGTCTGCGCCTGCAGTTTTATTAATTGTGCCATCTTAGTATTTAACTCCGCGAGCAGTGTAGAAGGTGATTCTTGAGATTTTTTATCTTGTTCTTGTTTTTCTTTAGCTGCCGCTTCTTCTTTAGCTTTGGCTTCTGCATCTGTTTTGGCTTTGGCATCTGCTTCTTGTTTTTTCTTTTCGGCATCTGCTTCAAGAGCTTTTTTGCCTGCGTCAGTTTGTGTGGTAGGTTGAGGTTTAGCTGATGCTGGGACCGCTGGTTTATCTGTAGGAGCTGTGGTAGGTTGAGGTTTAGCTGGTGCTGGGACTGCCGCTTTTTCCTTAGCTTCTGCATCGGCTTTTTCGTTGCCAGACTTTTCAAAATCTTTAATTATTTGTTGTTTTTCTGCTTCTTTTTGAGCCTTTTCTGCTTTAGTAAGTGCTTCTAATTTCTTTTCGGCTGCTTCAACTTTTTCAATAGCTGCTTTCTTTTCAGCTGTGGTTTTGGCTTCTGTTAGTTCTTTGTTAGCAGCATCTTTTTCTTTGCCAATTTCCTGTTTTTTAATTCCAATTTCTACAGCGCCGCCTTGCTTACCGCTGAACTGTTTCAACAGTTCTTCTGGTCCTGCACTGTAGTCTAATAATTTTTCTTGAGCCTTTACCGCAGCTTCTTTGGCTTCTGCTTCTTTTTTTGCTCCGGTTGTGAGTCTATCATGGGTAAGTTTCTTTTCTTTAAATTGAGCTTCGTCTTTTTTCAAACCGGTTATCTGTGCTTTAGTCAGTTCGTCATTGTTGGTTTTACGCAATGCTCTTTCTTCAGCTCGATCTTTTTTACGCTGATCGGATTGTTCTTTACGTTCGGCATATTCTTTTTCACTGATACCTGCTAGGCCTTTAGTTAATTTTCCTATAGCAAATAAAATTTGATCCATTAAATCATCAAAGAATGATCCCACATCTTGAATAATATCCATAAATTTTGCCAAGCCATTAATCACGTCCTTGACAACCGTCCACATACCACCAAGTATAGCTACCACTGCTTTGATAATTGGAGTGAACATAAAATCGAACACTTTAATTAGCACTCCTACAGCCGTACCTAGCACTTGGAACGCTTCTCCTACAAATGCACCTACTTTAATTAATATCTCACCGAACCCTCCTGTGCTTTCTGAAACTCCAAATATGTTGCTCATTAATTCTTTCAAAGGTTGAATGATCTGCATCACGCCATTATACAATCCGTCAAAGGCCAATATAGCTCCCCTAACTAAACCGCCTAGAACCGGAAACACAGCATTCATAATACCGTCAATGAATTCGACTGTACCGCCTAACCCCGAAGCACCAAATTTTTCACTGAGGTAATCTATCACAGGAGCCAACAATAGACTCATGCCTTCCCATATCTTCATGGCCACCGACACTACAAGGTTAAAAGCAGGTACCAAATATTTTTCTGCGAGATTAGCCACTGTGCCAAACGCACTGATTAGGTAGTCTAATATGCCACTGTTAGCCAACAGCATCTTGAATTTGTTACCTACTTCTGCGATTGCAGCCTGGAACTGCTGCATCTTTTGATTCATCTTGTCTGTTTCAGCAGCTGCTTTTTTCTGTTCTTCTGTGGCTTCTAGTAGAGAATCTTTGTTTAGAGACTGAGTAGCAGCTAAAGAATTTGTCAATCCTGCTAGCTCAGAATTGGCTGCTGCTGCAGATTTGATATTTTGAAGATTTTTTCCACCTTCAGACTTCATCATGTTGTTAAGAGCGTTGCGTTCTTCCAAGGTCACTGCCTCGCCACGCTGCATCTTTTGATTCATTCTCTGCAGCATAGCTGCGCTTTGAGGCATCATTGCCATGAGCTTTTGATTTTCTTCTGTGGTTGCTGTGCCAGTGGCCATGATGTCTTTGGCAAAATTTTTCAGTCCAGTATCTTGCAATCCATCAGTTACCGACATGAAACTGTTTCTTACACCTTCACCTAACCCTTGCATAGATGCTTGAAACTGTGCATCTTTAGCCATCGCTTCTCTTGATTTTTCTATATCGGCTCTTGATTGTCCAGTGACTTTTGCTAATAGATCCATCTCTTTAAGATAACTTTTTGCACCTTGTGCCAATTCTGCATTGGACTTCTTACCTTGCAGACCTTGAGCCTTCATCAATGCACCGTAACTAGCTAATCCTTGATTGATATCTTGTGTGCTGAATCCCAACGCATATAATTCACTGCTGGTACTACGTAGTTGTTTTGACACTCGAGCAAAATTACTTGCACCACCTTCTGTAGTGGTTCCAAAAGCAGTCATAGCATTACTGTTCTTCTGAATCATAGATCCAAACTCTGCCATAGACATACCTGCTTGAGAAGCAGCTGTGGCAAAATTACTAATACTGCCTCCAAATGTAGCACCGGTCTGTGACACAGCTACAAACGATTTAGTTACGTCATCAGCTGCACCTGCTACTGCACTAAACAGCTTGCCGAATATCGGAATACTGCTGAACATTTGTGCTGCACCAGTAGCACTTCCGTCCAATCTTGACAATGATTCTACTGCTCCTGTCACAGTATCACTAAATTTTACATAGGCGCCAGCTGTCTGTATAGCAGTATCTTTAAGTTTGCCTATGCCAACCACAGCCATACCGGCCATGAATCCTACACCTTTAAAAGATTTACTGACCGCAGCAGAAGCAAGTCCTAACGCACCGCCACCTCCTGCTCCGCCGCCACCTGCTCCGCCGCCACCTGCTCTACTACCTGCTGCGCCACCACCTGCTGCGCCACCACCTGCTGCGCCACCACGGCCACCACCGCTACTCATTACAGCAAGTATGGCCTTGAGCGTGGCTTCGGAAGCTGCATTTTGAGCTTCAACTTGGCCAATTCCTGGGATGTCGATCATTACTGCCATGGCTTATTTTTTCCTGGATAAATGCGCATATAAATACACTTGCGTATTATATATTTACCGGAGATAAAATGGACCAAATTCCTAATTACAGTCAGCCAAAAAAGAACCCGCTGGCCAGCTTTTATAGACAGCCAAAGATCTATGTCAAACTACCAAGCAAGGGCGAGTTCTATCCACCTGGCAGTTTGGATGTCAGTGCCAACGGAGAATATCCTGTTTATGCAATGACTGCCAAAGATGAACTACTGTTTAAAACTCCGGATGCCTTGTTAAGCGGACAAAGCACTGTGGAATTGATCAAGAGCTGTATTCCAGCGATAACCAATCCCTGGGCTATGCCAAACATAGATCTAGACTTTGCTCTGATAGCCATACGCATTGCTACCTACGGAGACAAGATGGAAGTGGGGTGTAACTGTCCTCATTGTGAAGCTGAAAACAGCTACGACATCGATCTCACTGCTTGGTTTGGTGTGTTCAACAATTTCCAATACGAAAAAGACATACCAATAGATCAACTAACAGTGCATGTGCGTCCGTATACCTACAAAGAAGTCACAAAAACTGCAATCCAAACCATGGAGCAGCAGAGAATATTCCAGATCATCAATGATGACACCCTCACAGACGAAGTCAAACTAGAAAGATTTGGCGCTAGTTTTATCAAGCTCACAGAACTCACAGTGGATATCATTGCAGACTGTATCACTGCCATAGATGCACCAGAAGGCACTGTTACTGATCAAGCTATGATCAAAGAGTTTATTGCAAACTGTGCCAAAGATGTATTTGAAAAAATACAGAACCATGTGATACAGATGAAAGACAACATTCAGTTTGAAGCACAAAACGTTACCTGTGGAGAATGTAATAAGTCATTTAGCTTGCCTATTACAATGGATCAGGCAAATTTTTTCGCCGTAAAATCTTAACGTTATCCTTGCCGGAGATTTTACGGGAATCTGATCGCTTAGATAAAGAAGGCAAGGATCTCAAAAAAGAATGCATGAAACTGTGTTGGTACATGCGTGGACTCAGTTTTGCTGAAGTTATGCACATGAGCTGGGACGAGCGAGAAATAATTGCAGAGATTGTTAAAGAAAATCTCGAAACTACAAGAAAAACAGGACTACCTTTCTTTTAGAGCGTGTTTCTATAAGACTTTAGAGCAAACAAGTCTTGACTATCAAGAGGTCTGCCTCGCAGCACTTTGTCAACGGTAGCACCTAATTCTTTATCACTGATATCTCCACGGTAAGTTCTTAATTTTTGTAGACTTGCTGTGTCCAACGACTTGCCGGACATGGCTTGATCAATCAGGGTCTTAAGTTCTGTAGTGTCAGCGGGAGCTGCATTGGATTTGGTTTTAGATTTTTCAGTGCCGGATGGTTCAAACCATCTAGACGGAGTTAATAGCTTGTCCATCTTGTCTGCACCTTTGTCATACTGTAGTTTAGCGTTGGTGCCATCAAGCCATTTACTAGGACTTAACACTTTGTCCATCTTAGACTTGCCTTTTTCGTAGGCCACTGGTCCAACTTCAACCACAATGTCACGTATTTTCATTTTCTAAATACGCTGATCGTGCCTTGTGATAATCCGGTTTCAAACATTTTTTGCTTGTGCATTTCCACTCGTTGAGCCAAAGCTTCTGACAGTGTATTTCCATGATTAATCTTGCTGGCATTTTGTTGAGATAATTGATTAGCCATATTAGCCATCACTTTGTTGCCGGTGGAACTAGCAGCAGCTGCCGCTTGACGTTTTTCACGTTTACGTATAGCATTTGGTGTTTGACTTACTTGACCCGCTACTCTGCCGCCTCTTTTCTTGGTTTGAGGTTGATTGGGATTATCTGCAGCCGCGGTGTTTGTGGCACTAACTGGTGCATTGGCCATGGTGTTAGCTGGTGCTGCTGCGGCTCCCGCATCTGCCGCTGCTGCCGTTGTTGGTTCAGCAGCTGGTGCTGCTGCGGCTCCCGCTGCTGGGGGAGTTGTCGCTGCCGGTGCTGCTCCTACAGCTGGTTTAGGATCAGGTGTTGCCATCGATTTCTGCAACAACTGTAAAATTCTCTGCTTGCCTTTCTTATCTAACTTGTCTACGTTGGCTTTTACTTGTGCGTAGACTGTTTGTCCTGCTTTGGCAGTAGTCTGTTTGTCTACTGCTGCGGTTGTTTTAGCTAACGCAGCGCCAGCTGCTCCTGTTTGTGCCACAGCAGGTGCTGTACCTGTAGGACCTTGCGCATTGATATCTTTTGCTGAAGGAGTTCCGCCACTTGGTGCTGTTGGCGCTCCACCTGCATCATACCCAGGCTGTCCTTTATTAGGATCAGGATCATCGCCTACAAATGCTTTGCCAGCTTGATATCCTTTCTTCATAGCACGACCAGCACCTGCTACCCCACCTGCTACAGCTCCTACAGTGTTAGCTACACCACGGGCAGCATTACCTACAACTGAACCGATCTTATTTAAAATAGGTCCTTCTTCAAGATGTTGGGTTTCTGATTCGGTTAATAGTTCATTAATTCTCATATCAAGGCATTCCTAAAAGGTATAACTTTATTTATTAAAAACGAGCTTGCGCTCGTTTGCGTTTTCGCTTGTCGCTCAACGCGATTGTCTTCTTTTTAATAATTATTGACATTGTAATTGCGAAGCAATTCAAGTATTATGCAGATTGTTCAGTCACACTTTGCCCAGGCCGGGCAAAGATAAGAGCATTATGCGAGTTGCACAGTACACTCTAGCGTTACAGCATTACAGAGGCGGTCATCCGGTACCTCGAGCTGCGTCTTTATATGACGGCGGCTTACAAACATACGCTAACATGTTTGCAAACGTGGGGCTTATTTCCCCTCTTTTTGCCTTGTTTTTCTTTTCAAATAACCAAATCGCAGGTCTTGGTAGCGATCGTCATCCTTTCGGGTAGTGGTTAAGCACCTTTGCGGCAAGGTTTTCCATCCCTGTGTACACGTAGACCAGGTTTAGAGCGCACGAAATTGAGCCTGCGCTAGCCAAAAAACCGCTTTATTTTGCCTGAGATTGTTCTAGTAGACGCTGTCTAAGTATGTTTGATCCGCCAACTCTGACATTTATAATACCATTATAATAGTCATCAGTTTCTAAAACTCTGCGTTCAAACTGCTCTCTTGCTTCTAAATATGATAGTTCTGCCTTGGACTTGCAAAGGTAAAGTATTTCTCTTGTGAAATTTTCCGGACCTAATGTTTGGACGTCTGCGTTTAACCTATCAGATGAACCATAGTATTCGCGCCAATCGCTTTCTACTACACTTCTTCTTTTGAGTTTTTTGCCTTTGAGTGGGGGTTTGGTACGTTTGAATTGTGCTAATTTCTTGCCTATGTACTTCTGTCCGGTGGTTTTATTCGTGATTATATAAACAAAGCCAATATAGCCTTCTGGTATTTCGTCTATTATTTGATTTTGAAACGTCCATTGCACTCTTTAATTAGTTAAAGCTTCTTGCCTCTCATGCCTTTTCTGGATTCTCGCTGTGCCTTTCGTTTATCTTGTATTTCTACTCTTATGATTGATGCCTGTGTGCGTATTTCTGATAGCCATGATCTTGCTTTGATACCTGCTTCGTTGGATTTTTTGTGATGAAATCGATCCTGCCATTTAAAGTATTCTTGAAAGGCATGGATCATACGATCGTGTGCGTCCGAACTCATGCCATAATCTCTATGTCATTGCTATAACTAGTGAATCCATTTTCTTTGATCACTTTCAGCACGTGATTAACACGACTGGTCAAATCATCTCTATGTGAAATCAAGAACACATTCTTGTCACGCTCACGAGTCATGCGTTTCAACACAGCAATACTGGATTCAACACCACTAGCATCCATGCCCGAATCTACAAGTTCGTCGATAAACAACAAATTAATACTGGTGTATAGGTTTTCCCACACATCACGGAACGCCCACGACAAAGATAAGATCAATCTGTTACGTTCTCCACGGCTTAGATTGTCAAAATCTAGATCTTGTCCTAGCTGTGTGATAACCACAGTTAAATCATTCTGAAACTCCACAGTGTGAGGCAATCCGATCTTGTCCAAATAATATGTCAAACGTTGATTCAAGAACGCAAGATTCTGATCTATTATTCGTTTGCGAACAAAACTATCTTTGTTGGTCAATAACTTGTGCAAGAACTCTTGATGATCTTTAACACGCACTAGTTCGTTGAGTCCGTTCCAATCTATTTCCTGCACAGCTGTTTCTTTGAGTTCAACAATCTGATCGTCATAGGGATTTTCTTCTGCAGTCTTGATAGTAATGTCACGCTCTAGGCTGTCTAGGGTATTTTTATGGTTCAATGCTGCTTCTAAACTATCGTAGGTCACTGAAGGACACGCACCTAGTTCGCCCAGCAGCGATATTGCTTCAGTGATCACACTGAGCTCTTCGAGATGTTCGTTGATAGCGCCACGGCTTTCTTCAATCTGTGCAGACTTAGCAGACATAATTTCATTATGTTTGGCGTCGTGTAGCTCTTGGCCGCAGGTATGACATTTGTGTTCTGTTAGACTGACTAATTCTCGTTCTAGTTTGTCTAGAATACGCTGTTCTTTTTCCAAAGCTGAAGTTTGTTTAGCACTCAGTGATGCTAGACTCTCGTGTTCCTTTTTATTTGTATTCCAATCTGCTAATGCTCGCTGATTGACGATTTCTTGATCAATGTCAATGTCGCTGAGCCGATCAATGCTTTTGAGTAAATTAGTCAGAGCAGTTTCTTTTTGTTCTTCCCACATGCGTTGTTTGCGTATCAACGACTCTATGCTTTGTTGTATTCTTTCGTTGCTGGCTTTGACAGTTTCTATTCTTGTGTTTTCTGTTGCAATGCTGTCTTTGCTGATTCTAATTGCATCTTTAAGTGCTTCTGCCTTTTCTGACAGTATGGTAATTCCCAACAACTGTTCAATAATAGCACGTTGATCTGCAGCTTTCATGCTCAAAAAAGGTTCTGTGTAGGTGTTTAATGCAATGAGATGTTTGAACATCTCATGTTTCATGCCAAACACTTCTTCAATGGCCTTTTGTGTTTCTCTGCTGTCGCCTTGACTTTCGTCAAGATCGCTGAGCTCTTGTTCTTGATCATTTATACTGAATCTCAGTAAATTAGGCTTGCGACCTCGCTCGATATGATACTTGACTCCATCTTTTTCAAAAGTCACTGTACACAGCATTCCTTTGCTGTTGATCTTGTTGATAAGATTATCACGTTTGATATTAGTCAGCGCCTGTCCGTAGATGGCATAACTTAATCCGTTGATAATAGTAGTCTTGCCTGTGCCATTTCTAGCACCGCTGTCGTCACCGCCTAGGTCCATATTTTCACCTAGCACCAAGGTAAGCTGACCTTTGTCAAAATCAATGGCCTGGGTCTGATTACCCACGCTCATGAAGTTGCGCACTGTGAGATTGTTGATTTTAATCATAGTTCGTTATAGATATCCAACAGTAATTTTTTGTCATAGGTATCACTGTCTATGTTATTGATTTGATTCATTACAATAGTGTCCACAGATTCAAATGTGATGTCTATGGGATTAACAGCACTTTCTACTTCTACTTTTTCTGGAATTAGCATTAACTCACGCAGTTTATACTGCGGCATGAATTGTTCTTTGATAAAGTTTGCTTCTTCGAATGTGATAGGCAAGTCAATGGTCACACGACAATGCATCTTTTCACGCAGCAGCTCATCAGGCCTATCGATGATCTGACTCAGCTTGTAGGTTCTGTATATGGGCTGATCGGGCCAAGAATGATATTCGGGTTTGCCACCCCAATCCATGATCATCATACCACGATCGTCATCACCTGCGTCTGCATAGTTGTGCGGGAAAGCATTGCCTATATAAACCACATTGCCTTTTTGTTGCCGCTTGTGAAAGTGTCCAGTAAACACTAATTCTTGATTCTGAAAGTGTCCAGTCTGCAACTGACCGTGATCAGGCATCTGCACCATGGCATTCATATAAAAGTGCGGCAGCTCAAGATGTCCAAAAATGTATCTGCTTTTCAGTTGTTTTACAGTGGTCCATTCATCACCTATCAGCCAAGGCATGATAGTGACATCCCCTTCTGTGTATAACTCACGTATGGGCACAATGTTAGGAAACAATCTCATAAACTCTACAGAGTTGATTTCACGCTTGTCTTTGTAGAATAAATCGTGATTGCCTAGAATGAAATAGACTTTTTCAAAACTCTGACTGAGTTTTTCCAAGTTGCTCACAGTATAATTCATAGTGCTAACATCAGTGGTACTGCGATTATGATGCCAGTCACCTAGAAATATAGCTGTTTCGCAGCCTTGTGCTCGAGCTGTGTCACAAAACCAAGACACAAAATCTTCGCAGTCTTGATTATGTGTACGACTTCCGGATTTTAATCCAAAGTGTATGTCAGTGAAGCATGCAACTTTCTTAAAGAGATTCATAGATTAATTATAACAGAATATAAATGTAAGGTCAAACTCAATCTAAACTATCTGTGACAGTGACTGGTCCGGGAGCGTTCTTACCACCATTGGAGCTGTTTTGACGTGTCCATGAAGGATTCATACCATTCATTTCGAGAATGTCGTCTCGAATGTTTTGATTGCGCTTCTCCAGGTTGATAATTCTAACGAATGAATTAGTGACAGCAGCAGTATAGTAAGCAAAAGGATTATCAGATTTACTTTCATCGAATTGGAGTCCTATTTGAGTTAGTTGAAGAATAGCTTGACCTTTCATTTCGTCATTGTATGTGTAGCCTCTGACGTTGCCTCTGGTGGCATATCTCTCACAGAGCTTGATAAACATGCGAGCTAGGTCGTTGGTCATTTGTCCGTGATCTTTTGAAAACTCTCCATGATCAAGATCTCCTTTCCAATGACTTTTGCCCACACAGATCAAGTTATCGTTGTCATCATATTTCCAATGCTGGAAAGGCGGAAAGTTTACTTTGTCATGACTGTCAGCAGTGTTTTTAAGAGTTTTCTTACGGCCCGGCGCTAACGGTATGTGTGTAAAGGTCATCACACGAAAAACTAGATCTTGTTTCTGCACTTTGCGATAATCAACTTCAAACTCTTTAGCTGGCATTTTTTTACCAGCTGCGTATACAGCTGCTTCGTGTGCAGCCTTGGCCATTTTAGATGCTCTATTTCTTTTGGCTTCTGCGATAGTGCGTATGTTCAGTTTGTCTAATGTTGTGACAATTAAATCGTATTCTTCGTATGCAGGGTCTGTGAAACTACAGTAGGTATTCTTGCTTAGGTGTATTTCTCTTAGTAAATCTTTGTTGGTTAGATACTTAATTTTAGGCACAATCATTAGTTAGAATTCTCCGTTATATGTTATATAATAGCACATTTTTATCATAATAAATAGTCTATATGACAAGGAAATCTGCTCAAAATGGCTCGTAAGACTTATCCCAACACGCCGGAAGAAGAAGCCGCTAGCATAAATGCGAAGAGCGGCAAGCCTGATAGCATCACCGCTGCACAAGTGTCCAACAATCGCGCACTTAATGAAAAATTAACAGCGGCATTTGGATTCGGCGGCGATAAAGCACCATCTTCGGGACCCGGCAGTAATCCTGTGGCTCCGTTTTCACAACTGGTAGCAGGTATTTCGGAAAACATCAGCCAAGCCACTAACGAAGGGCAAGCTGCCCTGCCAGACGCTACTTCTGTCATGGACAAACTCAAACTTGACGACAAGGTTTCTGATCTATCTGGCGGATTTAAATCAGGATTAAACCAGTTAGCAGGAGGTGCAAAAAACTTCGGAGCCAGTGCTATGGGTGGTAACAATACCATACAAAGTGCTGTGGGAGGTGCAGTTGATAAGCTAAGAACAGTTGCAGGTTCGACGAGTAACATAGCAGCAGATATCTCCGGAACAATTAACAAACTCACTGGTGGCAATCTTGCAGGCGGATTAATGAAAGCTGCCGGCGAAATCAGTGGAGCAGCAGGCATGCTCAACAATATACTTAGTCTCAAGCGAGGCATCAACATACCCAAAGGGGCAGAAGTGTTTGCACCACAAGGGCAGGCTATACAGTTGAAAGCAGGATCCAAGGATGATTGGCGAGTGCGTATAAATTGTGAATGGAATACTTTTAATAGTCCGTTATTCGGAGTTCTCAAACAAACTGGCGGTGTGGTATGGCCATACATGCCTAACATCACTGTCAGCACCAAGGCAGAATACAATACTATACCTATAACTCATGCCAACTATTCTCAATACAGTTACAAAAACAGTGTGGTTGATGATATATCAATCAGCGGTGAGTTCAGTTGTGAAACTGCCACAGACGGCGCCTACTGGATAGCAGCAACTACATTTTTTAAGACAGCTACCAAGATGTTTTTTGGGCAAGGTGATCTTGCAGGTAATCCTCCTATTATTTGTAATCTCACAGGTTACGGTAGTCATGTGTTTGACAAGGTTCCTGTGATTATAAAATCATTCTCAGTGGATTTCAAAGACGATGTAAACTACATCAAATGTGATCCTTTTCAGAACGGCAAATACACTTGGGTGCCTGTGTTGAGCACAATAACAGTGCAAGTAGCGCCTGTATACAGCAGACAAGGACTGAGAAAATTTAGCTTACAAGACTATGCTAGAGGCAAAATGTCCGGTGAAGGCCAAGTAGGATATATCTAATGGCAAAATACTCTAAAACCAGTCCCTGGTCTGATACTAGGCAGAATAATTTTTATCTCGATCTCTTAGAGATTAGACCAGTGCCAGCCGAAGCAGATGATTTTCGATATGTGATTGAAAACCAATACAGGCATCGACCCGACCTTTTGGCCTATGACGTATATGGCAATGCCAAACTATGGTGGGTGTTTGTACAAAGAAACATGAGCGTTATCAAAGACCCTATATACGATTTTGAGCCAGGAACTGTGATATACTTGCCAAAAAAAACAAACCTTGCAAAGTTTCTAGGAGTATAAATGGTCGCTAGATTTTTAGCCAACGCTATAGAACAGTTTAAACCAGACGGCACCCGGGCTATTGCAGAATTTACCAACAGCAATCTTGCCATAGGCAATGCTGTGAGAACGACCCTTGAAGTTCCAGCACGAGCCTCTGACATGCTGGAAAATGGTAAATCTAATCAGGAAACAAAAACAAACACCACAGCTGCATCGGCTAAGAAAAATCTACCTGCATTAGTTCGTAATCCCATGGAAGTGTTTGCCAGTAATAATGTGTTGTGGACATTGGCATGTTTGACTCCGCAGCAGTTTAACGATCCTAAAACTTATAGAGATAATCCGTCAGCATTGAAAAATTTAGTGTTTTCATCTGCAGGACGATTCGACGCAGACAGAGTGGCGACATTTTTTGGCAGTCCGGAATACTACATCAACAACTTTGTAATGCAGACAGTGATAGGAGCCAATGAAGCCACAGGCAACAGCAATGCTGTTAAATTTTCATTTGATATAATTGAACCGCATTCTATGGGACTGTTGTTACAAAGCATGCAGAATGCCGCAGTAAAAGCAGGATATCTTAGTTACCTAGACAACGCACCATTTGTATTGCGGATGGATATTCAGGGATTTAATGAACTAGGACAAAATTTGTCTCAGATAAAACCCAAGTATTTTGTAATGAAACTGTCGTCTACTAAGTTTACAGTCAATGAAGGCGGTAGTGTATATAAAGTAGAAGCAATTCCATATAATCATCAAGGATTTTCTGATGCTATCAACACCACTTATAGTGATGTAAAAATATTTGCCAGCGGCAAAGGTCATGTATTTGATTTGTTGTCGGGCAGCGAGGGCAGTCTTGTAGCATATCTCAACAAGAATGAAGACAAATTAAAGGCCGAAGGAAAGATCACCGAAAAAGATGAATATGTCATCCAGTTTCCTATACTGTCCAGTGACTGGCAAAGTTCAGCAGGCAATCAATCAGAAGTTAAAAAGGCAACGGTAAATCCATCCGAAGGAGCCTCTACTAAATCAGCAGTGCAAAGCTCTATGATTAAAACAGATCCTCAGCTACTGGATCAGAACAACATAGCCTCTGCAAGTTTGGGATTTGATCAAAGTTCTGGCGGTCGTGCAGTTTTCAAGCGAGCTGGTGATCAATACGATGAAAAAACAGGTGTGTTAAAAAGAGAAGGCATGACCATAGATCCAAAAACTCGAGCCTTTCAATTTGGACAGAGTCAGTCATTGACAGCAATTATTAATCAAGTGATCCTCAGTTCGGAATATGCCACCGAAGCCTTAGAACCTAAATTTCTAACACCGCAGGGATTTATCAAGTGGTTTAAACTAGATGTGCAAATAGAGCTGTTGAAATTTGATGTTATCACAGGCGATTATGCAAAAAAGATCACTTACAGGGTAGTGCCATATCTAGTGCATCAAAGCATATTTGCCAACGCCACATCCGCACCGGTGGGTTATGCGGAACTAATGAAAGATGTAGTCAAAGAATACCAATACATCTACACCGGACAAAATGTAGATATTCTTAGTTTCAGTATTGACATCAATAATTTATTCTATGCAGGAGCAAATCCTAAACCAGAAGCTGATGCCGCTAAAACTTCCACACAAGATCAAAACGCAGCTGAAACAAAGAATTCTTCTACTAAAACAGGTAAAGGACAAGCTGCGGAAGTGCAGTCTGCACAAACCGGTAGAGCTAGACCAAAACGTGATCCTAGACTATTGAAAGGATTCAAAGGCGGTTCTGAATACAAAACTGTTGAACAAAACGTTGCAGAGAATTTTCAAGAAGCGTTTATCAGTGGCAGCAGTGCTGACATGGTCACGGTAAATCTTGAAATACTTGGTGATCCTTATTGGTTGATAGATTCGGGAATGAGTAACTATTTTGTAGGAGCCGCTTCGCCCACAGCACAGATAACAGACGATGGCACTATGAACTATGAAAGCGGCAACGTCTATATCTATATGACATTCAGAACTCCAGCTGATGTGAACACATTAACTGGTCTATACGATTTTTCAATAGCAGGAAAGGAAAGCCCTTTTGGCGGTATATATAGAGTTGTCAGCTGCGAAAATCAATTCAATGATGGAAATTGGAAACAGAAATTGAAATGTATTAGAATGCCAGGCCCACAAGGACCGGAAGTCAACGAAACTATTACCGGAGACAAAGCATCAGTGGTAGACAAAGCAGATGTGCCAGCGGTAGAAATAGGCGACAAAGAACCGCCAAAAACATCATTGGTTGACAGCAGTGCTTCTAGCTCTACAGTTGGAGCTGACACTGCATCCTCTAGCACAGGCGCTCAACCAACCACTACATCTAATCAACCCCAACGAAGAGTGGGCTTTAGATATTATCGAGATCTAGGACAAAATTAATGGCAGAATTATCAAGACCGTCAGTTGATGATGAAGGCAGAAGCGGTGGGTTAACCACGGGCATATACATCGCCCGAGTTATCAGTCATCTTGACCCTTCCTTCATGGGATCTATCGAAGTTACCTTATTGAAAGATCAGTCAAACGCATCAGGTGACGACAGTCAAACTTTTATTGTGAAATACGCATCGCCGTTTTTCGGTTATACTCCATTTGAATTCATGGGAAACAACGATGGATCAAAGTCAACCATTGACGGGTTCAGCGACACACAGAAATCATACGGCATGTGGTTTGTACCGCCGGATGTTGGTGTTAATGTGTTGGTATTGTTTGTCAATGGCGATCCTGCAGCAGGTTATTGGTTTGCCTGCGTACCTGGCATCAACATCAATCACATGGTACCAGCCATAGCTAGCAGCACTGTAAACAGTTTAGATGCTGAAGATAAAAAAAGATATGGTAATACTACCTTGCCCTTGCCTGTGGCTGAAATCAACAAACGCATCAATGGCGACACGCAGGAAATTGATCCAGAAAAATATCCCAGAGTAGTCCATCCTATAGCAGATAGATTTCTCGAACAAGGTTTGTTAGAAGATGATGTCAGGGGATTCAATACAAGTTCACCGAGGCGAGAAGCTCCTAGCATGGTGTTTGGTATATCTACTCCAGGTCCGCTTGATCGCAGAACCAGTGCTAAAAAACAACAAATAGGCAAATCAGACAGTCAGGCCACTGTGCCAGTGAGTAGATTAGGTGGCACACAGTTGGTCATGGATGACGGCAATGATAGATTTCACAGAGAAAAATCTGCAGCAGAAGGTCCAGTGAAATACATCGATCTTTTAGATCCTACTAAT